CTTGCAAGTGGATCATTAATTAATTCTCTAGCATGCACTATATATTTCATAGTCTTTAGCTCACCGCCATTTATAACAGTGTATCTTTCTTCACGTTTATATACCTTGTTTAACTGATATATTCTGTCGCTTGAGTTACATCTTCTTACATAACCGGTTTTATACGAAGCTATTTGATCACCATTAGGTAAAACAAACTGTTTTGTACCATTTTTCTTTTGTCTTTTAGTAGTCATTTCTTTGATGCCGTACTCTATAAACATACGTTTAGCGAATAAATCTACTAGTTCTGCACGTCTCTGTTTCCAGTCCATATGCTCTTGTTCTAAGTCTCTCATGTTAATTTATTGTTTTTTTCTATTAATTCTGATAAGTAATTCCATACTTGTAATTCTACTTTAGTACTCTCGTACACCATACATAGCTCTTCCATTGTTATACCACCTGTATTTCCCGACTTTATGTCGTTTGCTAAACCGTCTATTTCGAATTTTAGCATAGCAACTTTAGCAAAAGCTTTGTTAGAAGCTCTTTCACTTAAGTCGCTTTTCGTTAATTTAAACACCTGTTCCATTAGTTTTTATCTATAATTTTATCACCATACATGAAACTAAAAGAGTCTAACTCCCAGCTGTTAACTCCACCATATGTCAATAGATCTCTAACCTCGTCAATTGTTAAGTGTGACCATAGGTACTTAGACATTAATGTATATTTTAATCTTTTAGCTGTAGCGTATTCTCTAGCGCTAGCTCTTAATTTTAGCTTTACATTTGGTAAAAGCTCGTCGTAAATTGTTTTTAATTCTGCCATTTGTTTTATTATATTATCAGTTTTTATTCGTATTTAATTTGTAATTAGTGGACGTGGCGGGAATCGAACCCGCACTACAATACATATTGTATAACGTTTAACCATTCACGTCCTACCCAGTCATTTCCTAACCGCTCTCCGGTACCTTGATTTAGTTACACTCAACCAGTACGCAGGTTTGTTATTTATTCGCTGGGCTTAGTAACTAGTGAGGATTCGAACCTCATACCCGTCGGTAGCCCGAGTCGCGAAGCCTGTCTTGCGTCTCTAACCTGACCTAGTTCCCGCTAGCTATTCACTTATGTGTAATCATCGAGCCGAATAGAAGGTGATGCAATGATGCTTCTAATTAATCTTCGTTCGCCTTTAATCATACCTAATTAAGCTACTAGTCTAGCTATTTACTACCTTAGAGGATCTTCGTTAGCTTAACTACTTAAAATACCGTAGCCGTACTAATCCCTCCACAGTAGCTATTAGACCTGCCGTGTCATCTCCTCCCTGAGTACACACAGCGACAGTCTACTTACGTCGCCAAGCTCTGTGCACTGATGCACTTACTTCTTGGCTAACAACTTGTATTGTATTACCTGTCTTGTGATTTATTATAGGAACATAACTGTAATCTTCTACAGTGCTGCAAGGAACACAAGTTTTATAGCCATAATTTATTCTGATAGGGTGCACTTCTGTGCCGCATTTACAATACATAGTTTATTATTTTAATAGTTACATTTATATTATCAATTTGAAATCGTATTTTGTTTGTGTGGAAATCTCTCTTGAGATAAATACATATACTCAATAGCCTTAGCCATAACATAATCGTGCAAGTCGTTGTAAGAATCACCTTCAACGTGTTGATCTGCTATTTGCCAATGTATACTATCATACATTAATTCTTTAGTGACGTCAGCAATACCTTGTGCTATTTCGTCTATTTCTTTCATTCTACTCATAAAATCTATCTTTTATATTTAATAAAGCTATTTTATAGCCATAGTTTTTTGCCATTTGCATTAGTAAGTAATCATTACTTCCATTGTTAGCTTCTGTAAATTGTAAAAGGTAATCTTGATTAGGTGTGGCTACAATACCTCTATCTAACATTTTTAATTCACTTTCTACATAGTCTTTTACTTTTTCCATATTATATCTTATTATATATTGTTACTTCAACCCAACCTTTTTCTGAATGATTTGCATCACATCTATAACCTTCTTCGGTTAACTGTTCTTCTAACTTCAACGCTGCATTCCACAACGCTGGTTCAGGTATTTGGTCATGCTCGTCATCATACATTACCTCACCTCTACATTGGTAAAACTGGTCGTTACCATCATCTTGACTTACATACTCGAAGTCCCATCCGTTTACTCTAATATTATCTTTCATTTATTCTTGATTTATTAATTCTTCTACTTCACAGAACAACATATCATCTATATCTGCTCTACTATAATTATCTTTGTTTAATTCGTAGGCTAAATCCCACGGGTTTTTTATTTTACTCATAGTTTATTGTATTTATTTTTTACTGTTTTTAAATCCCACTTTTCGTGGTGATCATTCCACCTTGCAGTATGGGCAAACGTCTTACCTTTAGCAAACGTTTTCTTTTGCCTTGTAACTACAGACAGCCATTCGCTATCAGTCAGTCTGCCGCATACTTCATGGGAGTGGACACGCCTATGCTCGCGACCACGATTTTTTCTTGCCTGTTCTACATAGAGGCATGCTTCTTTCATGTTTTTTGGATTAGACATAAGACCATATTGAAGGGTTATATTCAACATAAGTAAGACCTTTGAAGTTGAAAAACTCAGTGATACCTTCTTGATCTTTTTCTTCATTATAAATGAAAGCAAATCTTTTTGGTAAATCGCCAACAGTATAACCTTTGTAGGTTTTGCCGTCGATTTTAATAGTAGTCGAATTGACTTGTTTTAATTTTAGCATAGTTTATTTGTTAATTTGTTACATTTGTATTATCCAACTCAATTTGTATTTGTTGTGTATCTACATAAAATCTTATTCTTTCCTCTAAGTAATCTCTATCCATTATCTCATCATAACATAATAGATCTTTACTTATTGTGAAGTCGATCACCTTTTGACCAAAAACTTCTCTTAGTTCTCTCATAGTCATATTAGTCGCCTTTATAGTCTAAGGTTTGATAGAATACAGCCGCTGCTTTACGCTCTAGCTCGAGACCTTTTAGTATATTAGATCTATTATCTATGTAGTGATCTATTTTTTCTTTCATTTCTGCTTCTGTTTTTGCAGGAAATGATACTGTGTTGTAGCCTCTTAGTAAGTCTACGTCGTTACAAGTATAAGCTGAGCAATGTTCGCCGTTATACGCAATCCACTCTTTGTGGAAATATTCTGCATTTCTGTATTTAGCCATAGTTATTATTTATTTTGTTTTATAAATTCTTTTATTATTATTTCTAGTTGTTGATATTGATGAGGTGATAGATCACCATATTTTAAATCATTATCTTCACATATTCCATTCCAGTCAATGTAGTCTAGTAAATCCATATTATTTATTAGTATTTTGATAGAAGGTTATTCTTTCTTGAACGTCTTCACGAGTTATCTCGCCGCTCATTTGTTTTAGTACGTCGCTTGACATATCTATTTGCTTGCCGTTTTGGCATGTAAGTATAAATTGCATAGTATTATTATTTTAAAAGTTATTATTAGTAGACATGGTGAGAATCGAACTCACGTTAACCATTATGTCTTTTGTTCTATCCAGTTAAGCTCGTTGCCCGCAGGTTCGGATAGTCACCTTTATGTACACTAGTAGAAATCGTAGTAGATATCCATAACTTTAGACTTTTGCTCGTCAGTTAATTTAGTGTAATGCTTGTCGTATAGTCGCCAAGATATTTTTAGTAATGTGTATGAAAATGTAGACATAGTTATATTGTTTTAAAGATTATTAATTAGTTTAGTTTGGAAGCGTTGGTATACATATACTTCATCGAGTAATTCTTGTGGAAGAACTGGTAGTATTTCATGGTTACTTTGTAGCCAGAGTGATAAGAGCGATATGTATTTTATACGTTTCATTTTATTATATTATCATATAGATATTGTATTTACTGTGTGAACTTATTTACATATTCCACATGGAATAGAATCCATCGCTGAGTAATCTACTTGACCTGTTATCATCATGAAGATGAAGTAAGCTATTCCGCCAAAGGCTAAGGTTGCAAGTGATGCTATAAATCCTTTAATAGCGATGTCTGTTATTTTGATTAGTACGTAGTGAATAAATTTTCTGTTCATATTTATATTATTATTAGTTATTAGTAGACATTAGTGGAATCGAACCACCTCACAAAGTAGAGCTCACGTAGTCAAAATGCAGAGTGAAACCGTTATGTCTGTTTGTATTTGAAGTAGTATACTATTTTTCTACTACTTCACGACAGATTACTGGAACGCTAGTTGAAGAAGTATATGATTTATACTTGTGCCAGCAGTTCATAGTGTCTAATTTAGACTTCATTACTTCATACACTTTATCGTGATTGTAAGTGACAGTTTTGCCGTTAGTGAATACTACATTGATTGTAGTGTTTTTGCCGATTAAAGATTTTCTGATTACAAATCTTTTTGAATTTAAATTTTGCATAGTTAAGATATTTAAGTTATTATTATTATTTAGTTATTTAGTTACATTTATATTATCAATTGTGTTTTGTATTTTGTATGTATAAATGTGTATGTTTGTTTAGTTGTTTAATATGTCGTTATGTCATACCACAGTGTGTCATTGTGTCATATACTATTATAAGTATTATACTTTGTAATGTCATGACAATGTGTCACTTAGCGATTAGCTATTGTTTCCAGATCTAAGGAATGTAGCGATGAGAGCGATTGGTAGTGCGATGACAAGTAATAGCATATTGTTTAGTTTAATTGTTATTAGTATTTTAGTTACATATATATTATCAAACTGATTCTGTATTTCTTGTGTAAAATCTCTTTAAATATATAGAATAGCATGTGAAAAATTAGAGAAAAAAGTCTAAATATAGGGGGAGGGGGCCAGCAAAAGTTCGTATATATACGCTGGAAAGCTAGAAAACAATGGGGGCCCGGCGAAATAAATTGCATTTTCCTGAGAGTTTGGCTAGTGAAAGAAAGGGGGCAGTGCTATACCCCTATATACGTAACGATTTTTTAAAAACAGGACATAAGCCTTATAAGAGATATAAGTAAGGGGCTAGTGTCACACCCTATGTAAAAAAAGAAGTAATTGTGTAAGTATATATAATATATAAGAACAAGAAAAAAACAACTAAATGGCTAACATAACAGCGTACCCAACAGGAACACCTAAGGTAAATGACCTACTGCTTGGAACAAGTGTACCTCTACCCAACACAGACGACCAGCCAACCACCACAAACTTTACAGTAAGCTCGATAGCAGGATTTGCTAATCCAACAGCTGCCTACACAACGTATGTAGCTAGGTGGAGTCAACAAGGAAGTTCAGGTGTACCGGTGTCAAACATACTACAAAACACAACAGGTCTAACATGGACTTGGACAAGACTGGGTATAGGTTCTTATGACTTAACAGCTTCTGCTAGTTTTACAGAAAAAGTATATGCAACAGTTTCTGCATGGGAAGACAAGGGAATTTCTACACCTGCTTCTACAGGGTCAAAGTCTGTTAGTATAAAAACAGCTGGACCAAACTACATAAGAGTTACCAATATAGACAATGCTGATGGTAGCTTTGTAGATGACGTTACAAACGGAATGATAGAAATAAGAATATACAAATAACACATGGCAAGAATAAGTTCGTATCCATTTGATACAGTAATTTCGGATAATGATGCGTGGATAGGAACTGAAGCCACAAATAGATTAACCAGACAGTTTACAGCTTCCGCTGTAGCTAATTACTTAAACTTAAACGCTAAAGTAAACATCGGTGGGCAAATGTCTTTTAAATGGTCAGATACTCAAAATGGCGGTGTTGGCACTATATCTAAAACAGGTGGTGGTGGTTCTGGCTCTAGCTTTAACAATTTAACTCAAATAAGAATATCTACTAAAGAACTAAACGGACAAAACGTAGTTAAGTTTTTAGAATATATAACGGGTAAACCTATATTATTAGGTCAAGGTGATCAAATAAGCCAATTTGGTCATTACACATTGGATACTTATGTCGTAGACCCACAAACAAGTAGTTACTATATCGCAACCTTAACATACATAGGAGGTAATGGTACCGTAGCTACAGAAGGCACACAATATACTTTAATTCATTTTGATATAACTGGAGGCTCTGGAGTAAGTATAAGACAGGACTTTGGATCATCTAACCAATGGGTGATAAATAACACAACTGGTAAAGCAGAACCATCTGTAACACTTGTGAACGCGCAAGATCAAGTTATATTTGGTTGTATTGATTATACTAACGCAACAACAATAACAGTAGACTTTGACATACCTGTCACGGGGTCTTCATTTTTAAACTAACAAAACAAAAAAATAAATTATGCCTATTAATTATTACTGTTCAATCGGAATGGTTGGATCAAACATCGAGATGAATAAAAACCAGTTACTGGAACCGGTAATTGAAAACTCAGCAAGCCAACCATCTTCACCTGTTGAAGGTCAAATGTACTATGATACTACTGTTGGTGATAAAAAAATGTACTTTTACAACGGAAGTGCTTGGGTAGAAATGGATGGTTCAGGATCTGGGGTTATAAGTTTAACACCAACTGACGGTACTTTTATAGACATAACTCAAAATGCAACCTCAGGAGCAATAACAACAACAGCGGATCTTTCTGCTACTGGTACGCCTAGTGCTACTAAGTTTTTAAGAGGTGATAATGTATGGGCAACTCCAGCAGGAGCATATACTAAATGGCAATACCAAACAGATGGTGGAACTGCTATTGATATGGTTGACGGTGAAGTTGTAAACTTTATTAGCGGTACAGGAATTTCATTAGCTGATGCAGCTGCATCTCCAAATACATTAACAATAACAAACTCAGGTGTAACAAGTATTGTAGCTGGTTCTAATATATCTATAAGTGGATCAACAGGTGCGGTTACTATATCTGCTGTAGGTGATGTAACAGGTGTAGACGCTGGTGATGGTATTAGAATAGATGACGGATCTACGGCAACTCCAGAAGTAAACGTAGAATATACAGGTACAAACAACGTTGTGGTTAAAGCCCCAGACGCTGAAGGAACTGCTATAAACACAGCTGATATTATTATATATGGAGATTCTTCCGCTAGTGATGCTGTTAAAAGAGGTTTAGTTTCTGACTTACCATTTGCTCCAGCAGGAACAGTATCTGGTGTAACGGCTGTTAACTTTAAAACAGACGGTACTGCTTTAAATGTAGTTTCAAACACAGTTACAGGGTCTGGTTCAACAACCATGACAGGTGTATGGCAAGGAACTTCTTCTGAATATGTAAATGGTGAAGGTGATAGAGTTACTTTCCCAGCAATACCTCAAGGTGACATAACTGAAGTAGTAGCTGGAGATTATTTAACTGGCGGTGGAGCTTCTGGCTCAGTTGAGCTTGATGTTGAAGCAACAGTCGCGGCTACAGCAAATAAAATTGTAGCAAGAGACGGTTCTGGTTATGGTTATGTTATAACACCAAATTCTGGTGATAGTTCTACTAAAATAGCAACAACTGCTTTCGTGCAATCTTCATTAACTGGTTTATTAGAGTTTAAGGGTGGTTTCAATGCCAGTACCGGTGCAATAGTCGGTGGTGGTAATTTAACATCAGGTGCCGGTAGAGTTGCAGTTGCAGTAGGTGATTACTACGTAGTAACAGTTGCTGGTAATTTCTTTGGAAACGCCGCAACACCTTTAACACCTGGTGATTCAGTTATAGTTCAAACAGCTGCAGCAGCGGGAGCTTCTGTTGAAGGCGACTTTATAGTTGTTCAATCCGATACAGATCTAGCGACATTAACAACAGTTGGTTTAGGTAATGTAAACGGAACATCTAACCAAATAGGTGTTACATACTCAGCAGGTACAGCTACATTAACAAACTTAGATAGAGGATCAAGTCAGAACATATTTAAAAACGTAGCATCTGATTCAGGTACAGCGGTTGCAGATAATAACAATGATACGCTAACTATAACAGGTGGCGCAAACGTTACTACCTCTGTAGCTGGAGATACTTTAACTATAACATCAACAGATACAAACACACAAAGAGCTGCAGGTACAGGTTTAAGCTTGTCAGGAAATACTATAAACGCAAACGTAGACGGAACACAAACTGTCGCAGCAAATAGCTCATCATCAAATACAAATAGAACATATAAGATTCAAGTTGATTCAGGAGATAACTTAGTAGTTAACGTACCTTGGTCAGACAACAACTCAGGAGGTACAGTGACTAACGTTAGTGCTTCACATGAAGGGAATGCGTTTACTGTAAGCGTTGGTAATCCAACCACAGCACCGGCTATTGATATAGATGTTGTTGGTTCTTCTAGCCAGTACATAAATGGTGAGGGTAATTTAGTTACTTTTCCAGCTATACCACAAGGTGATGTTACAGCTGTACAAGCTTCAACAACTAATGATGAAAAAGGTATTATAGTAACAAGTAGTACAGGTCCTATACCAAAAGTTGGTCTTGATATTAAAGGTACATCAAGTTCAACAATAGTAGCTGCTGATAAGTTAATATACTATAACGTTGACACAGATACAAACAACACAACTACAATTGATGCTGTATCGAACTATGCTAGACAAGCTTCTGGTCACGCCGCTACATTAAGCGCATTTGGATCAGTTACACATAATTTAAATTCTTACGATGTTTCAGTGCAGTTATTTGACAACACTACTAAAGAAACAGTTCATGCATGTGTAGATAGAACAAGTGTAAATGCTGTTCTTATATCAGGAAACTCGTTCCCAGCAGGTGGAATAAGAGTTCTTGTTGAGAAAATTGGATAGTGTCATATAAATCAAATTTAATTAAATTAATGATAAAACCAACGTAAATGATACAATATTGTAATTATGACATAAAAGGTACTTTAACCGTTACTGGCAACGCAACTTTTTCAAGTAATGTAATAACTCCAAATGTTTTTACTGAAAATGTTTATATAACATCTGGAGGTACGAATTCCACTAATAGAATAGACAATGATGGTACTCAGCTTTATATAACATACGGCGGCACAAGCAGTCGTGCTTTAGAAATTTTAAATAGCAATGGTAACGCAACTTTTGCAGGAACAGCTACCGCTACATCATTTATTTCTTCAACTGATTCTGGTATAAATATTAATGGACTTACTATGACTAGAGTAGCGGCTAATTCTGCTATTAGAGTAAGTGATGGTCTTGAGACTTTAGGATTACTAAGAAGTTATGCAGGTTTAAATGTAGCTACAACAGGAACTTTTGGTGGTGATATAACTGTTTCGGGTGGTGATATAACTTTAGGTGGTACTGGTAGAATACAAGGCGTTGATACTGTTTCAGCAAATACAGACGCGGCTAATAAACTATATGTTGATAATGCTATCACTACAGCAACTGGAGCTTACTTACCACTAGCTGGTGGAACTATGTCAGGTAATATTGGAATGGGCAATAACAATATTACTGGTGTAAATGAGATAAAGGCTAATGGAGATGTTAAACTTAATACTTCAACTGGTGAACACGCTTTATATGGAGCTGCAAATGCTCAAACAATGTTGTTTCATAATGGTCTAAAAAAGTTTGAAACTGCAAGCAATGGTGTTAGTATTATAGGTAATATTGATTTAACTCCAAGTAGTTCTGATATTTCTATAATAGATAATAGCGGTGCTGCTTTAGAAGTAAAGCAAGGTTCTGATTTATATATGAGATTTATCACCACTAATGGAGGTGAGCATATAGAGGTTAATAAAAATATGGAAATCCAAGGGTTGACAGCAACTGCAGCTACTTTCTCAAGTACTGTAACTGTCAGCAATGGTCAAATAGTTTTAAATGGTACTGGTAGAATCCAAGGTGTAGATACCGTATCTGCAAGTACTGATGCGGCAAACAAGGCTTATGTTGATTCGCAAATAGCTACAATACCTTCTGGTTTAAATTTTCAAGGTAACTGGAACGCAAGTACAAACTCACCAACACTTACAAGTGGATCTGGTACACCTGGTTTTTATTACAATGTATCTGTTGCTGGTAGCACAAACTTAGATGGCGAAACTGATTGGCAAGTTGGTGATTGGGCTGTGTTTGTAGAAGCTGGCGCAACTGATAAATGGGAAAAAATTGATAATACTTCTGCACTAACAGGTGTTGGTGTTTCTGGAAGAGTAACATTTTGGAACGGTACAAATACACTAAGTAGTAATAGTAATTTTACTTATGATGGCAATAATTTAGCTGTTGGTGGGAGCATGACCTGGTCAGGTGGTAGTTCAACTGAATCTAATTTAGCTTATGATAGAAGTATTACTTCATTTAGTGATTCAGGTACGTCTACCGTGACGTTAACAATAGGTAGACAAGATGGTAATAGTTTAAGCACATCATTTAACGTACCACAAGGAACTGTAACTGGTACTGGTAGCAATAATAGATTAGCTTTATGGAACGGAACAACAGCTATTGATTCAAATGAAAATTTAAGTATTTCTGGCAACGATCTTGCTATAGGTACTCAAGCTGGGACTACAACAGCAAGACTATTATTATACGGAACTACAGCTAACAATGGTGCTTCAGTTATAAAAACAACAAACGGTAATTTACATATTGACTCTGATGATGGCCATTCAACATATGTAAACTATTACACAGGAACTGATACTGGAAGCTCTCTTGTAATTGGAAACGGAGCAAGTGGCACATCTGGAACTTTTTTCCAAGCAACTGGTGCAGCAACAATTGGAGGTGATTTAACAATTAGTGGTGGAGATATTACATTAAGTGGTACCGGTAGAATACAAGGAGTAGATACAGTGTCAGCAAGTACTGATGCTGCTAATAAAGCCTATGTAGATGCTCACACTAGTGGAGTGCAAACTATCAATGAAGGAGACGGTATAAAAAAATCAGGTACAGCTTCAAGTGTTACTATTTCTGCAAATTACGATTCTGGTGATTCAGATAATTTAATACACGCTGCCACAGCTGTTAATTCTATTAATGGAGCATCAAGCGGTTATGCTGCTTATGTATTAGCTGCGGAAAGCAATCCTGGACTTGCAGCCGGTCCAGTTAATAAAATACGAGTAAGCGATATACACTTAGATGATTTTGGAGCTGCAGAGGCAAATATAAATTTAAACTCAAATAAAATAACGAATTTATCTACGCCTACCGTATCAACTGATGCTGCTACTAAAGCGTATGTAGATGCAGTACCCACAGGAAATGTAAGTGGATCTGGATTAAGTACACGTATAGCTTTCTGGAGTGGTGGTTCATCTTTAACATCTGACCAAGATTTAACATTTGCTGTTGGAACTAATAGATTGTCTTCAGGTAATTATATAATACCAAACAATGGTGATTATTTAGGAACAGATACAAGTGGAGCTGCAAGAACATTAATTACCTTAGATAACAGTAATAATGTTGAAATTTCAAATGCAGCTTTATCAGCGAGTTCTGATACTAATATATATTTTGGAGATAATTTTAGGATAAAAGATGGAGGTTCTACTCGATTTTCAGTACAATCAAATGGTACTATTTCTGGAAATGGAAACACATTTAATAGTGGGCCAATAAATTTAGAGGAAGACAATAAAATTATATTTGATGATGATGGTGATCAATGGAATTACATCCAAGCTACAAGTGGTGATATGGAAATGGGTGTTGGTGGTAATGGGTTAACTTTACGGAATATTGAAGAAAATATTTATGGAGAAATAACAGTTAATACCCTGAGAAACGTAGTTGATAATTTTATTACTAATAGCACTGCTACATACATACCTGTTTACACTTCTGCCTCGAGTTCAACACCTCAAGTACAAAGACAACAAACACCTGCTAAGTTTATTGAGAATAATGGAATAGTCAAAGGTGCGCCAGGAACAAGTGGAAGAGTAGCTGTCTGGACTGGTAGTGGATTTACAAACTCAATAGGTTCTGATACTTTATATTGGAATTCAACTAATAATGTTTTAGGTGTAAACTACAGTGGATCTACATTCAATAGTGGAGCAGTGCAAATCCAAGGTCCAACTTCAAATTCAGGTGGAATAGGTCTTCAAATATACAACTCTACATCAGGTGCTCCTTACGGTGCGCATGGTATTTTTGTTAACGGGCCAAGGTACGGTAATGCTGGTATATCTGTTAAAAATCCTAATGTTGGATCTACCTTCATGAGATTTTATAGTAGCTCTGGATCGTCTGTAGGTACTATTAGTCAAAGTGGAAGTTCGTCTACTAGTTATAATACTTCATCTGATTATAGATTAAAAGAAAATATAGAGCCAATGTCAGGTTCTATAGAAAGAATAAAGGCTTTAAAACCCTGCAGGTTTAACTTTATTGAAGAAGAAATAAAGGATAAAAAAGGCGTTAAAAGAAAAGTAGATGGTTTTTTAGCCCACGAAGCTTCAGGTGTTGTTCCAGAAGCCGTTACAGGTCAAAAAGATGAATTAGATTACAAGGGAGATCCTGAATACCAATCAATTGATCAATCAAAATTAGTACCTTTATTAACAAGCGCTTTACAAGAAGCTTTAGCTAAAATTGAGTCATTAGAAACCAGACTTGACACCTTAGAACAAAAAAAGTAAAAAATAGTAAAAACTTGTAATAATATATTTATACCCTGCTCGGGAAGAGCGATAACCAATGTCAATTTAAAACCAAAACCAATGACACTATTTTATTCGACTAATACGTGGAGTAGTCAACCACAATCACAACCAACACAACAAACCTTAGACCTTTGGAAGCATGTTGCCAAAAAATCTAATTGGAGAATTGTGCAATTACCAAACGGTTTTTATCAAACCGAATACAAAGATCCAGACTGCGAGTGTAATCCAGAAAAGGATATCTGCTGCGAAAAATGGATAGACGTAACGAGACGCGAAACAATTGAAGGAGCTGAGCAAGCTATAGATGCTTCAATTAACCACTATGAGAAAAAACTTTCTTATATTCGCGGACCACAAGTCGTTAAGACCTTTAAGTAAAATAAATAAAATTTAATCTAATCAAATTATGGACGGAATCGTCAAAAACCTTAGTTTTGGAAAACAAGCTAAAAACAAGGTATTTAAAGGAATAGAACAACTCACAAAAGCTGTTAGCTCCACGTTAGGGGCTAGCGGCAAATGTGTTATCATGGAGGACAACTCTGGTAACCCTATAATAACTAAAGATGGTGTAACTGTTGCTAATTCAGTTATATTAAGAGATCCTGTTGAAAACATGGGTGCTACGCTTTTAAAAGAAGCAGCGCGTAAAACGGTTAAAGAAGCTGGAGACGGAACAACTACAGCTACAGTTTTAGCCCACTCTATAATGAAAACAGCTTATTTAGAATTAGGTTCTGATAAAAGCTTTAGAGAAATGAAAGATGGTATATCATCTGGAGTTGAGAAAGTTGTAGATTATTTAAAGTCTATTTCTATAGCTGTTAAAGGTGATATGATAGACGATATAGCTACTATATCAACAAACAACGATAAAGAGTTGGGTAAACTAATAGCTGATGCTTTTAGAGCTGTAGGCGAAACAGGTGTGGTCACAATGGAGCCGTCAGACGGTGGTGTGACTAAGGTTGAAATAGTAGAAGGTGTAGAATATAATAAAGGATTTTCACACGCTGAGTTTATAACAAATAAAGAGAAAAACGTTTCTGAATTAGAAAACGCTTTAGTTCTTTTAATGGATTCAAAAGTAGATTCAATAAGGCAAATACAACCAGTACTAGAATATGTTATAAAGAACAACAGATCATTACTAATTATTGGCGAAATAGAAGCAGGAGTGCTATCAGCTTTAGTGATGAACAAAAAGAAAGGTAATATTAAAATAAATGTTATTGAGCCTCCAGCTTTTGGATTAAGAAGAAAAGAAATATTTGGAGATTTATCTTTACTTACAGGGGCTACTGTCATAAATGAAGATTTAGGAGATGACTTAAGTTCTATACATGTTGATTATTTAGGTGTTTGCGAAAAATCAACATCTACGCAAGATCAAACGATAATACAAGTAAATGATGTTTCTGAAGAAGTTGAAGACATTATAGCAACTATAAAAGAAGATTTAAAAAAGAAAAACAAACCTCATATTCAAGTTGGGTTAGAATTAAGATTAGCTAGACTAAGCGCGAAAGTAGCTGTAGTTAAAATAGGCGCTAATTCTGACATTGAATTAAAAGAAAAAAGCGATAGAGTTGAAGACGCTATTTGTGCTACAAAAGCTGCCATTAAAGAAGGTATTGTACCAGGAGGAGGTATTGCTTTGTTAAACGCTTCTAATGTTTTAAAACCAAAAAGTATTGGCGAAGAAATATTACTTAAAGCAATAACAGCGCCTTTCTCAACACTACTAGCAAATGCTGGTGTGGTTTTAACATCTGAACAAAAAAAGCAATTAGAATCTTCTAAAGGCAAAGGGCTAGATGTAGTTACAGGAAAAATGGTTAATATGGTTAAGTTTGGTATTATAGATCCTTTATTGGTTACTAAAAGTGCCTTAATTAATGCAGCTTCCGTAGCATCAACAATACTATCTACCGATTGTGTAATCAATAACATGAGAATAGATGAAGGCAGTAGGTAGAAATTTAATAATAGAAAAAATAAAAGAAGGAACTACTGAAACAAAAGGTGGTTTACTTTTAGCAGGTTTACATAGAGACGATATAAGGTACATTAGAGCAAACGTAGTTGAGATAGGAGACGAAGTTGTTGGATTACAAAAAGATGACGTTATATACTACGATAGACATGCTGGACACAAGATAGAAATTAACGATAGATCATACCACGTAATTAAGACACAAGATGTGGTTGTTGTTTTATGAAAAAGCTAGACGCAAGTAGTTTAAAAGATTTAAACTTGCTAAAACATTACCGTATAATACGCAAATGGGCTTGTAAAAACAACAGCTTACGTGAGTCTGATTTGGAGTTATTAATATATCTTGACTGCGTAGATCTTTTTACGAAAAAAGATTTTGAAGCAGGTGTATATTCTTATAGTTGGGATAATAGACGTTGGTCTAGATTGATAAAAGAAAACTGGATAACTGTTTGGAGAAAAAGAAACAGAACAACACAGACTTATAATATATATAAAGTTTCTTTTAAAGGTAAGCAATTAATAAATAGAATTTACAAGATAATGCTAGGAGATGAAAAAATACCTACTAGCTCTAGAAGAAACAAAATAATTAACGGTAAATCTTACATGGATAAGGTTTTGACTAAATCCATAAAAAACGTAAACAAAGATACACTATGATTCCATTCATGAACTTCGGAAGATCTGCTGGTGGGCTACTAGGCGGTTTAGCATCTAAACTTGCAGCTAGACAATCACAATCAGCAACTGGTCAAAATACTAGTAATAATAACATTCAAGACTTAACGTCAAGAGTTAGTGCTTTAGAATCAGCGCAACAATCAGCAGTGGGTTCAACTCCCCCTGCAGATCCAGCTTCAGCTATGGCTGCTGATATTTCTGATCAAGGTTCTTTAGCTGCTTCTAATCCAAGTATGATGGGTGTATCGCAAATGCAAAATAGCCCTATAAGTGAAAAAGCTTTTGGTTTACCAAACGAACAGATAACAGGAACATTTCAACCTCAGCAACAAATGCTAGAGCAGTCTATGAACGTCCCTATGATTAACATGTAAATAAAAAAAATTATGCATAAAACAGATCCAAATTACAATGAAACTATGGCATCTAAAAACGCTCACGGCGTAGTAGGTGAAAGCGCTATATGGGACGGACCATTAGATCAAGAAGGTAGAGTACACGGAATGGGCTCTAGCTCAGGAATAACAGGTATGCAAATATCAAAAGCAGCTGTGCCTTATAAAGGTTTAAATGCTGTTTTGTGTGCTCAAGGAAAACAATATTAAAAAAAAATAAATGGGACTATTTAGAACACAAGACGCTGTAATAAGCAAAGCAATGCCATTGACAGGTGCAATGATTGCAAGTATAGATGTTAGACCAGCTTGGGAGTTTCAAAATCAATCAGGCGTATTAGGTACTAACTTAAACTCATCTGTTATATACTGTGGAGACATGGGTACAGCTGGTGATGCAAAAATAACTGTAATTTTACCAGGAGTGGTATCAGCAACAGGAGGTGCACCAGTACCGTCTCAAGCTATAACATTTGAAGGTTTACAATCAGGAACTATACTTCCCGTGGCTGTAGATTATGTAACAGCAGTTGCAGGAACAGGTATAACAGTAAGTGACTTTATAGTAGGTAGATAAGATATGGATACAAAAAAAGGATACACAGGACAATACTCTGGTAACTATCACAGACATACTAGAGTGACTCAACACAACTACAAGGCTACAAGAGCTGATGATATACACCACATGAAATATCTAAAAGAAGATATTGATTATGATAATGAACATGGTCACAGTGATATAGATATGACTGCTGATGAAAAACACATTTCAAAATTAGCTGGAGATCTTAAGTATGATGAAAAACATCATTAAAACAAACAGAGTAAACTGATAAATCACATAAAACAAAAACAAAAACAAAAACAAAAACAAAAACAAAAATTATGGCAAAATTTGTAAAATTTAAAATCGTAAACAACAACGCTACTTTAGCAGCTGGGGGAGATTACTCTAGAGATGTATTAGTAAACGTTGATGACATTGAAAACGTAGGAGATGTTGTAGCAGCAGGAAACTACAGTGTAGTAGTAACATTAAAAGGAATTGTTGGACTAGGAGTTGGTCATGCTGACGGAGCTGCTGTACCAGCAGATACTATTGGTGGTAGAATACTTACTCTTCAAGTTTCAAAAAGCCCTATTGGAGCTGCTACTCCAGCTAACGCTGATGAGCCAGTTGCAATCACTGTACCTGCTAACATGCCTTCTCAATCTATTATAAAAGCTTTAACAGCTAACCCTGGTGGTGTAGCTGCTTCTTGCCAGTTAGGTAAAGACGGAGCTGGATTACCATCTAGCAATCAAATGTACTGGTCAAGCGCTGTATTTAGTTCTGATTCAACTCTATAGTAGATGAAATCTAGAGGACTTGGCGACAGCATTGCTAAATTCACACAGAAAACAGGTGTTAAGACTATCGTAGACAGAGTGTCTGATGGTCTTAACATTAACTGTGGTTGTAATAATAGACAAGAATGGTTTAACGAAAAGTTTCCTTACAGAAGATAACATGGCATTTAAAATTAATTCTCCGTTTGATTTAAGCAAGATGAATACATCTGTGTTCGAAAGAGATATGGGAGAAGATCCTGTATTTGCTAGAACACCTAAAAACGGGGTTATCATTATAAATGAAGACTTAAAAGATCCAGTAGAATTAGAGAAAACATTAGCTCATGAACAAGTTCACGTTGATCAATACAAAGATGAATTAAAAAATCCAGGCACTGGATTAGATTATGAGGTTGATTCTAAAGGAGCTGGTAAAGTAATGTTTAAAGGAAAAGAGTACGACTATTCAGTAATGCAAGCCGGTAAAGGTCCTTGGGAAAAAGACGCATACGCCGCGGAAAGAAAATTAAAGCAAAAAAATTAAAAAAACAACAATGGCAAAAATGAAAACAAATCAAGACGGTGGAAGTTATTCTGCTAAAAAATCAAGCGCTCCAGCAAAGGAGTTAGCGGCAAACCAAAAAGGTGCAGCTAAAGGTATGGACCATAAAAAAGGTGCCGCTGACTACAGTGTTGGAAAAGGATCTCACGATCACCCACACGGAGCATCTAGAATGGGTTACAAACAATCATTTGGAGCAAATAAAGCAAACTGCTATGCAAAAGGCGCTGCTAAGGTAGCGGAAATAATGACATTTGGAGCTTCTAAATATATGAAACATGGTGCAGCTGACGCAGGACACGGTGGACCAGAAGGTCACGATCACCCATCAATGACAATAACATCTAGAAATACTAGCGGTGGTGGAAGTTCTTCTTCTAGCTCAAACACCACTGGAGGCGGAAGTTCTAGCTCTATGCAATCAACAGATAATTTAGCTAACTATCAAGCAGGTTTGAAAGATTTAGGACCTGATTTTAAGCCAACTGCAGAGCAAACAGCAAGGGCTAACGCTAGAGTTAGAGAGTTGAAAAAGAAAGACGCGGATGCAGCTACAGCTAATGCTGCGAATGTAACATCGTCTAGTAGTTCATCTAACAATACTAATGCTGGTAGAAGTACAACTACTTCTAATACAACTACATCACCAAACTCGATGGCTGAGACACTTCTTCAAGCTAATATTGGAAATGAAAATAGAGCACAGAGATTTAATTTTGATAGAGACGAGGCTAATATTAAAGCCGCTAATGATTCTATTAGGGCTTCTAATAGAGCGTTAGATAGATTGCCTAGACATAGACAATTAACGCCACAAGGACAGAATTTCGCAGGTAGAGCTGGAGGTAGAGCAGCTGCACAATCTAGACGTGATAGCGGTCTTTTCAGTAGAGAAGAGGTTACTAATATGTATAGAGGTGGTCAAAATAAACAATAATAGACTTTGAAAAAAATAATTCAATGGCTTACAGGTGGCGTCATCAAAGAAGTTGGTGACGTCATTGATAAGCTTACAACCACAAAAGAAGAAAAGCTGCTAATTAAAAAGCAAATCCAAGAAATCATGGATAAAGCTAATGCTGAGGCAGAGAGTCAAATAACAAGGCGTTGGGAAAGCGATATGAAATCAGATTCATGGCTTTCTAAAAACACACGACCTATGGCTTTAATATTTTTATCTATTATGGCTATAGCTTTTATATGGGTTGATAGTCATCATGAAATATCTTTTACTGTAGAGCAAGAGTGGATTGGATTATTAAAACAGTTACTTACAACTGTTTATATAGCTTACTTTGGATCACGAGGCGTGGAAAAATTCAAATCTATAAGTAATAATAAATAGTAAGAGTATTAATTAAATTAAATAAAATCTAATAAAATGAAAAAACTAATATTATCATTATGTTTATTCTGTTCTATTCTAATGTATTCACAAGATAGAAAAGAATTTGCTGGAGTGTGGCAAGACATCAATAACGAAGAAACTGTTTTAGTTGTGTATCACGACAAAATTATTAAATCTTTAAAATTTTGGAACTTTAAATTAGGTGACAAGTTTAACATTAAAGAAAGTTTTTTATATGAAAAAAACGGTTTAGTTCAAACAGAGTATGAAGACAATATTAATAATGTCAAATTTATTACCGAGTACAGATTAGAAGATAATATACTAACAAAAGAAGCAAATGGTATGCTTCAACAATTCACTAAATTAAATTAAATTAAATTATGAGTAAAGTAAAAGAAATGAAAGTAAACAAGATTACAGAAGAGCAATTAAAAACTGTAACTGAGCAACAGACTAAGATGAATGATCTGTTAAGACACATAGGTTTGTTAGACGTGCAAAAATTAAACACGCACGCTGCTATTAAAGAAATAACTGCTGAAATAGATAAAACAAAAAAAGAATTAGAAGATCAATATGGTCAAGTCAATATAGACTTAAAAGATGGTTCTTATACAGACATTGAGCAGAAAGATGACAAATAATATTAGAAAGATTAGTATTGGGTCTGACTACAAAAATGATGCTATGCATTACTCTGTAGGTCAACAAGTTTATGGTGGTCATGAAATATCACATATACTTTTTGAAGACTCAGATAATTCTTATAATATACATATAAAGAAAAACAACGAGGTATTGCCATGGAAAAAGTTTAACTCTAACATGGCTATATCCGTTGAGTACGATTTAGAATACTAATGAAAAGCTTATACGACTTTATAGTTAGACCGGTTGGAAACGAATACGATAACGAAATAGAAATAGGTAATAAAAAAATAATACTTAATACTAAAATAGAAAGTTTTAAATTCGTTAACAACATAGCCGAGGTTGTAGAAACTCCTAAAGCATTTAAAACACCTATAAATAAAGGTGACTTCATAGTTATACATCACAATGTTTTTCGCACGTTCTACGACATGAAAGGTGTTAAGAAAAAAAGTAGATCGTCATTTATTGATGGTTTATATTTTTGTGCACTAGATCAAGTGTATCTTTATAAGAAAAAAGACAAATGGAAATCTATAAACAATAGATGTTTTATAAAACCACTAGTTAATAAAGATGGTTTAGAAGTGAGTAAAGAGCAAAAACTTATTGGTATACTTAAAATAGGTAATAGCTCCTTAGAAGCTCTAGGAATAAGCGAGGGTGACACTGTAGGCTACACGCCCTATGGTGAATATGACTTCATTGTAGATAAAGAGCGGTTGTATTGTATGAAATCAAATGATATTGTAATTAAGTATGGAGATCAACAAAACCAAAAGGAATATAATCCAAGCTGGGCAAGTAGCAGTTGAGGAATTAATAAAAGTAGCTAAAGAGGCTATTGTTGATTCTGATGATGATATATCAGCAGATAGACTAAAAAACGCAGCGGCTACAAAAAAGTTAGCTATATTTGATGCTTTTGAAATATTAAATAGAATACAGGAAGAAGAAGATTTGTTAAATGAAAAACCTAAAAAAGTTAAAGAAGAAACAGCTTTTAAAGGTTTTGCTGAAGGTAGATCTAGATAATGTACGAGCAAACTCTATATAAAGTATTAAAAAACTATGTTGATTCTAAAACTTTAAATCACAAGAACAAACATAAGAAATGGGAATATGGCTACAATGAGGAATATGACATAGTAGTAATAAGTAAGACAGGTCAAATAGGAGAGGTGTATGAAATACAGAATCTTAAAATAGCTCTGCCAAAAGAAAATGAAGTCGTAAAGTTTGAAAACAATAAGTGGAATTATTCTGAATACCCTAAGCAATTAAAAAAAATTAAATCTGTATTCGACTGGGAAGAATATCCATTAGATTTTAAAGAAAAATGGTATGACTATATTGACAAAGAATTTACTAGACGTGAAGAAGGTTTTTGGTTTGTTAACAAAGACATTCCTACTTATATCACTGGTACTCATTACATGTACTTGCAGTGGTCCAAGATTGATGTTGGGAAACCAGACTTTAGGGAATCAAATAGATTATTCTACATCTTTTGGGAGGCTTGCAAAGCAGACCCAAGATCATATGGAATGTGCTATCTTAAAAACCGTAGATCAGGATTCTCATTTATGTCCTCAGCTGAATCGGTCAACCTTGCTACAATATCCACGGATTCACGGTTCGGCATATTGTCCAAATCTGGTCCCGATGCTAAAAAGATGTTCACAGATAAAGTTGTACCAATTTCCGTTAACTACCCTTTCTTTTTTAAACCGATCCAAGATGGTATGGACAGGCCAAAAACCGAGCTTGCTTACAGAGTTCCCGCTTCTAAATTCACCCGTAGAAAGCTTGACGCCAATACAAAAGTACAAGAAATTACCGGTCTTGACACCACTATCGACTGGAAGAACACAGGGGATAACTCCTATGATGGAGAGAAACTCAAGCTCCTCGTTCATGATGAATCAGGTAAATGGGAAAGACCAAACAACATCCTCAATAACTGGAGGGTTACGAAAACAACATTAAGACTAGGTAGTAAGGTCATAGGTAAGTGCATGATGGGAAGTACATCAAACGCTTTAGATAAAGGAGGAGATAATTTTAAAAACCTATATAACGCTTCAGATGTTACAAAAAGAAACGCCAATGGGCAAACTAGCTCGGGACTATATTCTTTGTTCATACCTATGGAATGGAATTACGAAGGATACATTGATTCTTATGGCATACCTGTCTTCGACACGCCTAAAAAAGCTGTAAAAGATCCGCATGGATCTGATATAAAAATAGGTGTAATTGAATACTGGCAAAATGAAGTAAATGGTTTAAAAGAAGATCAAGATGGTTTAAACGAATTTTACCGTCAGTTTCCAAGAACAGAAGAACACGCATTTAGAGATGAGGCTAAATCATCTTTATTTAATCTTACTAAAATATACCAACAAGTAGATTGGAATGCTGATTTAAAAAACAGCGGAATAATAACACAAGGCAATTTCCAATGGGTTAATGGTGTTAAAGATACTAAAGTTGTTTTTATGCCTAGCAAGCAGGGTAGATTTTTTGTATCCTGGATACCATCTGTTGAAATGCAAAATAGTGTTATAAAGAAAAATGGACTTAAATGGCCTGGTAATGATTACATGGGGGCTTTTGGCTGTGATAGTTACGATATATCTGGAACTGTAGATAGAAGAGGATCTAACGGGGCTTTACATGGTTTAACTAAGTTTAACATGGATAACGTTCCATCAAATCATTTTTTCCTAGAATATATATCTAGACCTCAAACAGCTGAAATATTTTTTGAAGATGTATTAATGGCTTGTGTTTTTTACGGTATGCCAATACTTGCTGAAAACAATAAACCTAGACTATTGTACTATTTTAAACGTAGAGGCTATAGAGGTTATTCTATAAACAGACCAGATAAAAAATACAGTAAACTATCAACTACAGAAAGAGAGATAGGTGGAATACCAAACTCTAGTGAAGACATAAAGCAAGCTCATGCTGCAGCTATAGAGTCTTACATAGAACATCATGTTGGTTTAAAAGATGATGGTAACTATGGCGATGTTTATTTTCAAAGAACTCTTGAGGATTGGGCTAAATTTAATATAAACAATAGAACATCACATGATGCATCTATAAGTTCAGGCTTAGCTATTATGGCCTGTAATAAAAATAAGTATAAACCAAACCCAACATTCAAAAGACCTTCTTACAATTTAGGTTTTAAAAGATATAATAATAAAGGTACATTGTCAAAAATAATTGAATAAATGAAAATATATACTAATTCAAATAGCGCTTTTCCTAGTCAGGTAGTACCAGACGCTGAAAAAGCTTCAAGAGAGTACGGCTCTCAAGTAGCTTCTGCTATTGAAACTGAGTGGTTTAATCAAGGTAGAACAAACGGTAACAGGTACCTTACGAGTTGGAATAATTTTCATAATCTAAGACTGTACGCTAGAGGAGAACAATCTGTTCAAAAATACAAAGACGAATTATCTATAAATGGTGATTTGTCTTATTTAAATTTAGACTGGAAGCCAGTTCCTGTTATATCAAAATTTGTAAATATAGTAGTAAATGGTATATCAAATAAGGAGTTTGAAATTAAAGCTTTTTCCCAAGATCCAGAGTCTGTAAAAAAACGAACAAAGTATGCACAAGCTATAGCGGAAGATATGTACGCTAAAGAGCTAATGCAGCAAGCAAAACAAGCTTTAGGTATTGACGCTAAGCAGTCAAAAATACCAGACGAACAACTACCTCAAAGTAATGAGGAATTAGAACTTCACATGCAGCTTTCCTACAAGCAATCAGTAGAAATAGCAGAAGAAGAAGCTATAACAACTACATTGGCTAGCAATAGGTGGCCTTTGATAAAAAGAAGAATAAACGAGGATTTAGTTGTCTGTGGTATTGCTTGTGCTAAGACAAGTTTCAACAAAACAAATGGTATAGTTGTTGACTACGTTGATCCAGCTAACTTAATATATTCATATACAGAAGACCCTAACTTTGAAGATGTTTACTATGTCGGTGAAGTTAAATCTATTACAATACCTGAACTAAAAAAACAATTTCCTAATATACCAGAAAGAGAACTTCAAAGAATACAGGAAATGCCAGGTAATAGGCAGTATATAACAGGGTGGGGTAATTACGATAGTAACACTGTTCAAGTTATGTATTTTGAATATAAAACATACATGAACCAAGTGTTTAAGTTAAAAAACACTGAAAATGGTTTAGAAAAAGTTATTCAAAAAACAGACGAATTTAATCCACCTCCTGCTGATACATATAATAGAGTTTCTAGAACTATAGAGGTTTTATATTCAGGCGTAAAAGTTCTTGGTACAGATATAATGCTAAAATGGGAACTTGCTGAAAACATGACTAGACCTAATTCTGATAGCACTAAAGTTGAAATGAACTATGCTATATGTGCTCCTAGAATGTACAAGGGTAGAATAGAGTCTATAGTAAGTAAGATAACAGGTTTTGCTGACATGATTCAAATAACACATTTGAAAATGCAGCAAGTTTTATCTAGAATGGTACCAGATGGTGTATTCTTAGATATGGATGGGCTTGCTGAAGTTGACCTAGGTAATGGTACAAATTACAACCCAGCGGAAGCATTAAATATGTATTTTCAAACTGGTTCCATTGTTGGTAGATCCTTAACTCAAGATGGAGAGCTTAATAGAGGTAAAGTACCTATTCAAGAACTACAGTCATCAGCTGGAAGTGCCAAGCTACAAAGCTTAATAATGACTTACAATTATTATCTACAAATGATAAGAGATGTAACAGGTCTTAACGAAGCTAGAGATGGTAGCATGCAAGATAAAGACGCTTTAGTAGGCATAGCAAAGATGGCTGCTAATCAATCTAATATAGCAACTAAGCACGTTAATCAAGCTAGCTTGTTTCTTGCTCTTAGAATATGTGAAAACATATCTTTAAAAATGGTTGATGTACTTTCTTTTCCTTTAACTAAAAATGCTTTAATAGAGAGTATATCACTATTTAATGCTAGTACGTTAGCTGAAATAGCCACACTTAATCTACATGATTTTGGTATATTCTTAGAACTAGAACCTGACGACGAAGCTCAAGCTCAGTTAGAGCAAAACATACAAATAGCTTTACAAAGTGGAGGTATTGATTTAGAAGACGCTATAGATATAAGGCAAATAAAAAACCTTAAATTAGCTAATCAGCTGTTGAAGCAGAAAAGAAAAAAGAAACTAGCAAGAGAACAGGCACAACAACAACAAATGATTCAAGCGCAAGCACAGGCAAATGCTAAAACTACAGAGGCTGCCGCTATGGCTGAGGTTCAAAAAAACCAAGCTATGACAGAATCAAAGGTGCAAGTAGAGCAAGCTAAATCACAGTTTGAAATTCAAAGGATGCAAACAGAGATGACGGTTAAGCAACAGCTAATGGCTCAAGAGTTTGAGTACCAAAAACAGTTAGCTCAAATAAAAATGGGCGTAGAGTCTGAAAAAGAAAACAAAATAGAGGATAGAAAAGATAAAAGAGTTAAATTACAAGGAACTCAACAAAGTCAATTAATAAATCAACGACAAAATGATTCAGCTCCAGTAGATTTTGAAAGTGGAGATTCATCACAACTAGGCACGTTTGGTTTACAAAATATAATGCCGCCTAGTTAACTATTTAATAATTATATAATATTTTATCATGTCAGAAGAAACAAAACCACAAGAACCCGTTAAACAAGAAGGCGAGTTCAAAGTTAAAAAAAGAAAACCTAAAAATCTAAGTTTACAATCTAAGGAAGAAATAACTAAGGTTGATTTAACAAAACCAGAAGCAACAGGTGAGATAGCTCCAGAGGTTATAAAAATAGAAGTACCTACTGAGGCTCTAAACAAAGAAGAAGATGCCATTCAAATCGGAGAAACAAAGAAGATGGATGTGGGCGAACAAACCGGAGATAGCTCTGGAATGGACGAACAAGTATCAAAGCCCGAAAAGGTTGTTGAAGAAATTACCCCCATCCAAGAAATAACAAAAGAAGAGGTAAAGGAAATAGCTCAAGAAGTTAAAGAAGCACAAAGAGATGAAAAAATCTTAGGTAAACCTTTACCAGAAAATATCGAAAAGCTAGTATCTTTTATGGAAGAAACCGGCGGAACTGTACAAGATTATGTAGCTTTAAATAAAGACTACAACTCTTACAGTTCTAAAGATGTTTTAAGAGAATATTATACAAAGGCAAAACCACATTTAGATCAAGAAGAAATTAGCTTTTTAATGGAAGATAATTTTGATTTTGATGAAGATGTAGATGAGCCAAGAGAAATACGTAAGAAAAAACTTGCGTTTAAGGAAGAGGTTGCAAATGCAAAACAATTTCTTGAAAGTTCTAAGAGCAAATATTACGACGAGATCAAGTTGAGACCGGGCGTTACTCAAGAGCAACAAGAAGCTATTAGCTTTTACGACCAATATAAGCAGCAACAAGAAGTTGCTACACAAATGCACGGTGATTTTAGAGACAGAACTAAAAAACTATTCAACAATGAATTCAAAGGTTTTGAATTTAATCTTGGGGAAAAAAGATTTAGATATGGAATTAAAGATCCGGTTAAAGTAGGTGAACTACAAGCTGACGTACAAAATTTCGTGGGTAAATATACAAACGAAGAAGGATTAATGACAGATGCTGCAGGTTACCATAAAGCGATGTATGCTGCTATGAACGCAGATAAACTTGCTAATCATTTTTACGAACAAGGAAAAGCTGATGGTGTAAAAAGCATAATCAGTGGATCTAAAAATCCATCTAAAGACGAACCTAGGCGAGTTGCCGACGGAAATGTATTTATAAATGGATTAAAAGTTAAAGCAATTAGTGGGTTAGACTCGTCAAAACTAAAAATTAAAACTAAAAAGTTTAACTAATTAAAAATTAAAATTATGGCAATTGCTCCGCAATTTGGTTCAATCGTACCAAGTCAACAACAACAAACGTTGGCAAACAACTACCTAAATTTTACAGGTGGACAAAACGATTTCTCACAACAATACCTACCAGAGCTTTACGAAGCAGAGGTAGAAAGATATGGTAACAGAACGTTATCAGGATTTTTAAGAATGGTTGGCGCTGAAATGCCAATGACATCTGATCAAGTAATTTGGTCTGAACAAAATAGATTACACATTGCTTACAACGACTGTACTTCAGCTTCTGGAGCGGGAACAATTACAATTCCTGTTACAGCTGCGGGTGCTGCTGTGCCAATTGTAAACGTAATTTCTCCAGGTGCAACAATAGTTGTAATGGATCAATTCGGTGGTGAAGCAAAATGTTTCGTTAGAACTTCTGACACTCGCTTAGCAGGTGGAGGAGGTAATCCAGGACAGTTAGTTGTAGAGCCTTATGGTTTCGCTAATTTAGCTGCTGCTGGTATCGCTGACGGTGCTGGAAAAAAGATATTTGTTTACGGTTCTGATTTTCAAAAAGGAACTTCAACTGCAAACGCAGCTGTAGGAGCAAATACTTACGCTGCTAACGCTAACCCTATGGTTACTGTAGATCCTAGCTTTACTCAATTTTCAAACTCTCCAATAATCATTAGAAGTACTTATACTATTAATGGTTCTGATACTGCTCAGATTGGATGGGTAGAAGTTGCTACTGAAGATGGAACTGGAGGATACTTATGGTATTTAAAAGCTGAATCTGAAACTCGTTTACGTTTTGAAGATTACTTAGAAATGGCAATGGTTGAAGGAGAATTAAGTGCTGGTGGACCTGCTGCATTAACAAATCAAAGTGGTGGTTCTCAAGGTTTATTCTCTGCTATCAGTCAGAGAGGTAATGTACAAACTGGATTTACAGCTGCTGCTGGATTAGATGCTTTTGATGCAATACTTAAAAACTTAGATACTCAAGGAGCTATTGAAGAAAACATGTTATTCTTAAACAGAGCTACTGCTCTTGATTTTGATGATATGCTTGCTTCTATCTCAGGTGGATTCGCTGGAGGTACTGCTTTTGGATTATTTGAAAATTCTGAAGAAATGGCATTAAATTTAGGTTTCTCTGGTTTCAGAAGAGGTTCTTATGACTTCTACAAAACTGACTGGAAATACTTAAACGATGCTTCTACTCGTGGAGCTATTTCTGGACCTGCATCTATTGAAGGTGTGTTAGTACCAGCTGGAACTTCTACGGTATATGATCAAATCTTAGGAACAAATATTAGAAGACCATTCTTACACGTGCGTTATAGAGCTTCTCAAGCTGATGACAGACGTATGAAGTCTTGGTTGACTGGTTCTGTAGGAGGTGCTTTTACTTCATCTTTGGATGCAATGGAAGTAAACTTCTTATCAGAAAGATGTTTAGTTACACAAGCTGCGAACAACTTCGTATTGTTCAAAGGAATCTAAGATTCAACAAATGTAATTCTTACCCTCGTTGTAATTACGGGGGTAACAATTACCCTTATAAAATTATTTAATTATATTATATTATGTCAACAAAAAAACAAACTAAACCTACTGAGTGGGAAATAAAAGATAGAAATTACTATCTAACAGGTAATGAGTCACCATTGACTTATACAATACCTAGTAAGCATACAAAAAAACATCCATTATTGTGGTTTGATGAATCAAGAGGATCTCAAAGAGAACTTAAGTACGCAACAAACCAAGCATCTGTCTTTGTAGATGAACACAAAGGAGAATCAACAATGGGTCATATAACTTTTAGAGACGGCGTTTTAGCTGTTCCAAAAGAAAAACAAAACTTACAAAAACTATTGTCTTTATATCACCCTTTGTCAGGGCATAGATTTAAAGAACTAAAACCACAAGAAAATGCTGTTAACGAATTACAGTGGATGGAGTGGGAAATACAAGCACTTTTAGCAGCTAGAGATATGGATATAGACCAAGCTGAAGCTGTATTGAGAGTGGAAATAGGAACTAGCATAAACAAACTAAGTTCTAAAGAAATAAAGAGAGATTTATTAATGTTTGCTAAATCAAATCCACAATTATTTATGGAGTTAGCAAATGATGAAAATGTACAATTAAGAAATTTTGGTATAAAAGCCACTGAAGCTAGAATAATAAAGTTATCACAAGATCAACGTGTATTTACTTGGGCTAGCAATGGAAGAAAATTAATGACTGTACCATTTGATGAAAATCCATATGCAGCGTTTGCTGCTTTCTTGAAGACTGACGAAGGAGTAGAAATATACAAGTCTATCGAGAAAAAGTTTAAATAACATGTAATACTAATATAGGGCTCGTTCACTCGGGCCCATATTATAATAAACAAATTAAAATGGCAATAAACGTAGATCAAGTTTATAAAACAGTCTTGTTAATAATAAATAAGGAACAAAGAGGTTATCTCACGCCTAACGAGTTTAACAAGTTAGCTACTCAAGTACAGCTTGATATAGTTGACACTTACTTTGAAACTATAAACCAACAACTACGAGTGCCGCAAAACGAAAGTGAATACGGCAACAGGTATAAAAGCGTACAGGAAAAACTTGACGTTTTTAAAACTATAGGCTCTTGTACTTATACGGCGCCAACTACCACGCAACCAGGTTTTTTTACAACCCCAACATCTTCAGGGACAGCTACTGGAACTCAAAACTTAACAGGAACACTAAACACTATATCATATCCTTTAACAACTATAACTCAAGCTCAGGTTGAACAAAGCCAAGTTGTTGTAACTGTTAATGGTGTTGTATACACCAACTACAATATAACAGGTGGTAATTTTAATTTAACAGCTGGAGCACTAGGGGTAGGCGTAAGTATAGTTATAACATTGTATCCTTTAGATTTTTATAAGTTAGGTACTGTTATTTATAATGACGACAAAGAGGTTGAAGCTGTTCAAAGAAATGAACTAGCTCAATTAAACTTATCTACAATAACTAAACCTTCAACTTATTTTCCAGTTTACATATACGAAGATAATAAAATAACTATATATCCTCAATCAATAAATTCTAACGTACAAGCTACTTACGTTAAAAAACCAGCGGATGTTGTTTGGAACTTTACATCGTCAGCTCCTGACTATACATACACGTGGAATCCTTCAACATCAGTTGACTTTCAGTTAGATATAACAGAACAAACAAATGTTGTTTTGCAAATTTTGCTTTATGCTGGAGTTGTAATAAAAGATCCAAGTATAGTTCAAGCCGCTGCTAGTGAAATTGCTCAAGAGGCACAAAACGAAAGAAACTAATATACAATGGCTATACAACCTACTAATAACGGATTAATAACTGAAAATTCTCAACAGTATTATCAAGGAACGCAAGACTTTAGAGGAGCTGGATCTGTAGCACCTAATCAAAAATTTACAACAGATTTTAATACAGACTTAATATTAGGAAGTCCTACTAGCTGGAATCCTAGTGACCCTGACTATGGCTTAAACAACTTTAAAGTTTACACAAGTCAAAGCGGTTTAGCTGGGACCTGGAGTCAATGGGTTACAGAAATAGTAGTTACTAATGGCAAAACTATATCTTTAACTGCGTCTCCACAAGCAAACGCTTTTATAGTTGTTCAATTAAAAACATTAAGTGGTGGTAAGTACGCCAACACAGAGGCTGAAAAAGCATACGGGCAAGCAGTAGAAGATAACTACGGAGGATATCAATATATTAAACTAAACGACATTGTTAGTAATTTCTTAGTAGGATATATAGGGCAAGGTAAATTAATACCAAACGCTAAAAGAACGGATGTAATATTCCACACTAAAAGAGCAATGCAAGAGTTTAGCTATGACACTTTAAAAAGTATAAAAAAAGCTGAACTAACTGTACCTAACGAGCTTACTTTAGTGCTGCCTCAAGACTATGTTAACTATGTAAGTATGTCTTGGATTGATGAATTAGGTGTTAAAAGACCTATGTATCCAGCCAACAACTTAACAACTAGCCCTTACTACACTCAAGCTCAAGACTCAGCAGGTATACCAACTCAAGATCAATGGGGTAACGACATAGAAGGAACGTCTATAACTCAGGAAAGATGGCATAACGCTAACACTGATTTTATTGACGGTAATTTTACCAATGATTTTACAAATGATATGTGGGCTTACAACTGGGGTGACTTAGGCAATACTATTGGATCTGGTTACGGAAGAATGTATGGAATGGATCCTCAGTACTCTCAAATGAACGGATGGTTTAATATGAACGAAAGAGAAGGTAAAGTTTCTTTTTCAAGTAATTTAGTTGGTAAACTAATAGTACTAGAGTACATCTCAGATGGACTAGCTTTTGACCTAGATAGTAGAATACCTAAAATGGCTGAAGACGCAATGTATGCTTATATATTACATGCTCTTATATCTACTAGAATAAATCAACCAGAGTACATAGTTCAAAGACTAAGAAGAGAAAAAAGCTCTAAATTAAGAAATGCTAAAATAAGATTATCTAATATAAAACTTGACGAAATAGTTCAAGTGATGAGAGGTAAATCTAAATGGATTAAACATTAAGTCACATGAGTTTTTCATCAAAATTTACGGGTAAAAACCCTATTAACAAACAAGATCCACCAAACCAGTCTAACGCTTTTTCAAACATAGAACATAAAGCTGAAGAGGCTTTAAACTTTCCACAAGAAAAAGCAAGACAAAGAACTGATGAGTATTTAAGTATTACTCCAGACAAAGATGGTTTAATGAAAGAGCAAAACTCTTTTGAGCACGGCGATACGGCTAGACATTATTTTGCTGGTGATCAAACTTCTAGATCAATACAAGACAAGTTAGGTTCTTTTGGAAAAACACTACCAGGTAAAACTATTGGTGTTATTGGTTCTAATGTAGGCGGATTAATTCACGAAGCTCAAAATATAAAAGAAGGCAGACCTATTTTAGAATCAGTAGAAGATGCAACTAATAATTTTGTAGGTTCACTTGGATCTTTGTTTTCTAAAAACACTAGCACTAAAATATTAGATAGATTAAAAAAATATTTACCAGACGGAAAAGTAAAAAATTAATACATGGCAGAGGCTAAAAATAGTTTCATCAAGTCTAAAATGAATAAAGATTTAGACGAGAGACTTATACCAAATAACGAATACAGAGACGCTTTAAATATAGCTGTCTCTAGATCAGAAGCAAGTGACGTTGGAGCTTTGGAGTCTATATTAGGTAACAATAAAGTTACATCTAACGAATATGATGAAGCTGGTGAGGTGATAGGGTATTTCGTTGACGACGCTAATTCTCTTGTGTATTATTTTAAAACAAACTGGAGTGGCGTTGCGCTAGCGCCAAGCACAGCCTTATGCCAGATACTAGTGTATAATTCTATACTTGATACTACAAACGTAAAAGTTGAAGGATATTGGTTGAACTTTTCAACACAAAGTCCAGTGTTAGGTGTTAATTTAGTTGAAAACTTACTATTTTGGACAGATAACAGAAATCAACCTAGGAAAATAAATGTAGAACAACCTTCTACCTATTACTTTAATGAAGACCAAATTTCTGTAGCAAAGTTTGCACCTATATTTCCACCTCAGTATTTAAATTTAAGAGCTCCTCTTATAAACAATTATTCGCCAGAGCTAGATACTTACCCTTCTACAATGACAAACGCCGCTGATCCAGACACTGTACCAGTAGGTGTATACGAGGTTAGCGACTCTAACTTAGCTGTAACTAGATATAGAAATGGAGACCCAATAGTTGAAGCACAGACTTTAGCTTCGTGGCAAGCCGCAGACACCGGTCAGTATGGAGCTTTTTGCTATTATGATGAATACATAGGAAACGAAGTTACTTATGGTGTTTTATACAACAAATATGCTGTAATGGATTCTAGAGGCTTAGCACCTATAGGATTTACAATACCAACAACTGCACAATGGAATGGCATTATAGGTGCTGGTGGAGCTACTTCTAATCTTTTCAAAAGCACAACGCTCTGGGACAATCCACCTCAAGCAAACACAAATGCTAACGGAATGAATGTTAAGCCTGGTGGTTGGAGACAAGGTGCGTCTAGCAGTAATGACTTTAGAGAATTAACTACAAGAGCTAGGTTTTGGACGAGTGATGCTATTACCGCAAATAATCTTTATGTTAACTTTAGTAACACTAACGCTTTACCAGTCACAACATTAACAAGTCCATCTTCTTACGGAATGTCTGTAAGAGTTATAAAAGAAGCAGGTTATAACGGTTGGAATGGAGATCCCGAGTTATTAAAAGATAAGTTTGTTAGATTTAGCTATAGATTTAAGTTTGACGACAACGAATACTCAGTAGTAGCTCCTTTTAGTCAAGATGTTTTTATACCTGAACATGAAGGTAAGTTTATTAATGATGATGAAACTCAGGCTTTTATTACTACTGTAGTTGAGTTTATGCAGAACAGTATTAACAATGCTGTACTAAACATTAAACTTCCTTGTATAGATATAATAAACAACTACAAAATAAAAGCCATAGAGATAATATATAAGGAGTCAGACAAGCAGGCTTATCAGATATTAGAAAAAGTAGATGTTGACGCCGCGTTTATAAGTAATTTAAATTATACTAATGTATATCAATACAATTATCAATCTAAGCAACCTATCAAAACAATGCCAGCGTCTGAGACCACTAGGGTTTTCGACAAGGTGCCTGTTAGAGCTTTAGCACAAGAATCTAGTGGTAATAGAATATTATATTCTAATTACGTAGAAAGTTACACAGCACCGTTAGGTTTAGATTATTACACGTCTGTAGCTGATAAATCTACTCAGCAATTTATAGAATATCCACAACATTCATTAAAGCAAAACAGAAATTATCAAGTTGGTATAGTTTTAGCAGATAAGTTTGGTAGACAAACTGATATTGTTTTGTCTAATTATGACGGTTTATTAGACGTCAATGGTGATCCTCAACCAGGCTCTAACGTGTTTTCTGATTACAACACCTTGCAATTTAATGGTAATATATTAAATTGGCCTGGTGATACGCTTTCTGTAAACTATCTTCAACCTATACCAGAAAACTCTTTAACATCGGGTTACCCAGGTGCTTATGCTCAAGGAGAGTATTATGCTGTAAATATTGAAGATGGAACTGGAACCACGGGCACAGGAGCTTTGTATCCTTATTTTGAAAGTCAAAGTTATCAATACTTTACCGCAAACACAACAAATTTAACAACAACATTTTTTGCTTATGCTATCAAAGCTGTTGATTTCCAAAATAATGCTAACATTCTCAATGTATATGTTAATGAAGGTAATGGTTGGATACTAAAAAAAATAAACGATGATTACACAGCAAGTGTTAGTTTAGCTCATGTAAACGTTGTATTTAATAACGCTATAACTCCTGGTTTTAACGTTAAAGTAGAGTTGTTGTTTGGACCTAATAGATACTATCAATATAAGTTAGGATCAGCTGGGGTGCGCTCAAATGGAACTGGGCTTATGTTTGATAATTTTACTACAAATTATGGTAGATGTTTTTCAGTTGGTAGAAAAATGTCAGGCCAGTATATAGACTACACTGATATAGTAACTGTAACACCATCCAGTTCGACACCTGTTTATAATATAACTATACAAACTAAGGAAGAAATAGATGTTAAATATCTGTTCTCTAATACGCCAGATCTTCAACAACCAGAACCTGACCTAACGTCGAACATGACTCGTGCTACTTACGATATAAACGTAAATGGTTTTTACACTTATAAGTTTGGAGTAAAACAACAACAGCAAGATTATTATAATGTTTACTTACCTGGTATAATAAATGGTTATCCAATTAAAAGCTCTACTTTAGAAGAAGGAGAAACTGGTTTTATAACTTTAATATCTGATAATATAAACAAAGTACCTAGAAATTTACAAGACGTTGGTCCATTACAAGATCAATTTACGTCTGATGAAACAATGTTTCCTAGAGTAACAAATATAGTTCCTGTAGTTGTGAATAATTTTTCAACTCAAACAAAGCAATTTGATCCTGCATTTTCTCCTGACTCAGTTGATTTAGTTGGAACAATAAAAGATGTATTCCCTCTTTTAACCGGTGACGCAGCAAATCCTATACCAACAGCTGCAGGTGATGTTAACCCATATTCTATATATAATTTTAACACAAAACCTTACGTTGCTAAGCTTTCTACTAGAAAACCAGTTGGTTTAGACGAGTCGCTTTACACTCAACCCACAGGTACTGATCCATATCCAGCAAACTTAGGTTTAGCTATTTATGAAACATCTCCTTTCGTATCACAATTAGAATTATTTTACGAGACATCTTCAGCACAGCTTATATCTGATTTAAATTCTGATATACAAAACGAAAGCGGCGATATAAATGGATCTACTTTTTCGAGCGTATCAGTTTCTTTCTCTGAAAACGACGTTATAGGTAGTACTATAACTGGTAACTTTTTTCCAACTAGTGGTGGTCAAATAGTTACATCTGCCTCTTGTTCTATTGTAAATATTTTTTCTTACAATCCAACGACACAAGCCATAGACACTAATATAGATTATATAAGTAGATTTAACCTAGTGGCCGTTGGTAATGGTAGTTTTAATATAACAACAGCTCAAGGACCTAATGATCCCAATGGGTTTTTCGCCGGCGGTAGTAACTCAAACTTGTATGATGTTACGTGGAGAGGTAAATTTGAAGTTAATCTTAAATGGAGTTTAGGTGGTGTTGATACTTTTGAAACTGTAACTTTACAATTACAAAACGATCCACCTGTTATAATTAACACTTTACCTCCTTTTACAGTCCCTAACACTGGAGGATTGATAGTTGGTATGTATCCAAACGCAGGCGCGCGTAGCCTTAGCCCATTAGGTTTAAATGGTAGTGCTATAACATCCGGTGTTGGATATCCAACTAATGGTGATTCTGCGACTTTTAGTAGTAATAATGGTTGGGATTTTGTAGGTGCTAGGTATACAAACAATGCGGGTAGTGTAACATATTACGGTGTTTACCCTGGTAACTCAGGCACTTCTGGAAATATAAGTGATTTTGCAAGTATAGTATATCAAGCTAATCAAACAGCTAGTGGCTCAAGCCCTATTAAGTATAGACAATTTGTATTATCTGGTAATGCTACTACTGGTAATTACCAACAAGTAGGTGCTTATTCTTTATATTTTAGTCTTACAGACGACGTGGGAGCTGTTACATATACTTACATGAATTACACTGTTGGAGCAGCTAACTACACGGGTCAAGTAGTATACGCTTCATATACACAGGGTAATCCAAATCCAGCATATGAAGGTACTCAATCAGATATATCGCTAAATACTATTACTAGCTCAAACAATCTACCTATTTGGCAAGGTCAAATTCAAAACTGGACAGCAAATGATGTAGATATATGGATTGCTTCTAGTAAGCAAAACCCTGGCTTTTGTGATGTTCGAGGTTGTACTGAAAACGGAGGTACATATCCTGATGGTACACTAGGTAGTGGCACCAATACTGTTGGTGGATACTTTGTTAGCGATGTAACAAGTCAAGGTTCAAACCAAAACACAGGTTTTAACGGTTCTTTTCAAAGAGTTGCTAGATTAGAAGGTTTGTCTAGAACTTCAACTCAAATAACAGAAGGCGTTAGTCCAGGTGAAAAAAATCCTACACCAACAACCACCACGGGTACGTATAATTTTCAACCTAGCGCAGCGGTTAATTTAAAAATAGAAATGACCCGAAATCAAAATTGGCCAGGTGTTGCTCCAACTGGTTATGCTGGCGCTATAGTTACGTATCTTCCTGCTGGTCAAACACCAACTATACAAAATCCAGGAACAAATTTAACTGAAGTTATAATGGCAGATCCGCCATTCTACCCAAGAGGAGGTACTGGCACAACAGATCCAACCGTGTTTCCAACAGCGGTCCCATCAGGTGGATTTGTAGGACCATAACCTAAATAATTTAAAAAACAAGTAATAATAAAAATATGGCTACAGCTATACCAGTAAAGTATTATAACACATACGTTTTAAAGAAAATAAACAGACAGACTGGGCCTTCTAGAACTGAGTATGATTGGTATATTGAAGAATCTAGAATTAGAGGTGGCTATAACAATGTGCAGACTGGACTAGCACCTAGGGCTTTTTTAGCATCAGATGAAAACGCTCAACAGCTATTAGCTAATTCTATTATATATTCTGGCGTTGTAAATTCTAGAACAGGTGTAAACCAAACAAATGTTTTTCCATCTGGTCAAGACATAACTAGAACCGTAGACCCATCAAAAGGTAGTATACAAAAACTATACGCTGAGGATACTAATTTAACTATATTTCAAGAAAGAAAAGTAAATAGAGCTTTAATAGATAAAGATGCTATATATACTCAAGAGGGTTTACCAGTGCAAACCACATCTAATGTAGTTATTGGAGCTATACAACCATACGCTGGTGAATTTGGAATTGCAAAGAATCCAGAGTCTTTTGCTGTTTATGGTTATAGAAAATACTTTACTGATGCAGCTCAAGGATCTGTTCTTAGGTTGTCTAGAGATGGTATAACAGAAATATCTAACTACGGTATGTATGACTTTTTTAGAGATCAATTTGGTATACTAGAAGCTGGAAAAGCTATAGGTGGTTATGACATATATAACAAAGCTTATGTATTGTCTTTACAAACCTCTACAAGCCAATCACCAATAACTGTAACTTTTGATGAACAAGTAAAAGGTTGGACAAGTACATTAAGCTATATACCTAGACAAATGTTTAGTATACAAAACAACTTCTTTTCTACTAAAAGCGGTTCTTTATACAAACACTATGTTGAGTTTAACAACTCCGGTGCTGTTTTACCTAGAGCTAATTTTTATGGAGTTCAATATGATTCAACTGTCACTAGTATATTAAACACAAATCCTTCTTTAATAAAGACATTTAAAACAGTTAATTATGAAGGTAACTTTAACTGGTCTATGGAAAGCTTTGTCACTAACGAAGATTCAGCAAATCCAATTGCAGTTTATGCTTTACCAACAACTTTAGCTAGCATGGAAAGTAGTTTGTTTAAAAATGAATTCAAAAGAAAAGAAGATAAGTATTTTGCTAACCTAATAAATACTTCAGCTGCTGCTGGTGGCGAGGTTATATATGGTAGATCAATATCTGGAGTTAAAGGATTTTTTGCAACAGTAAAACTAAGAGCTACAAATACAACTAGCTCAGGAACAAACGAGTTGTTTGCGTTATCATCAAACTACTCTGAGTCATCTTATTAAATAAAATTAAATGGAATTAAAAGTAAGAGTATTAACAGATCAAGACTGGGAAACATTATGTGAATGGTGGGACTCATGGCCTAATTGGGTTAACCCACCTAAATCTTTTTTGCCTGACAATGGAAAAGGAGGTTTTATGGTAGAAAAAAAAGGTAAATCTATTTGCGCTGGTTTTGTATATCAAACAAACTCAGATGCTGTTTTATTAGAATGGATAGTTTCAGATCCAACTTACAGAGACAGCGATCGTAAAGAAGCTTTAGAGTTATTAATAAATAGCGCTGAAGCAGCTTGTAAAGAAATAGGTAAAAAACACATGTTTACTATAGGTAGAAATAGAAACTTGATAAATATACATAAGAACTTGGGTTGGACAGTAGATCCTGGCTCATCACATGAAATAACTAAAAACATTTAATATGGCAGTAGTAGCAGCGGTTGTAGGCGCGGGAGCATCACTTATAGGTGGAGCCGTGTCAGCAAATCAAGCCGATAAAGCGGGTAAAAGAGCCGGTAGAGCAGCATCAAGAGCTCAGCAAGAGATAGATAGAATAAAGGCTGAAAGAGTTCCTATAACTAACCCTTATGCAGGTAATAGTAATCTATCTAGTTTAGCTTCTAATTTAAGCGACATGGTATCTAATCCTTTTGCTAGTATGTCTGTTGCTACTCAAGCTTCTGAAATACAAATGGAACAAGCGGATATGGCTTTAGCTAATTCACTAGATACATTAGCAACAACAGGTGCTAGTGCAGGTGGTGCTACTGCTTTAGCGCAGGCTGCTTTAGCTAGTAAAAAAGGAGTGTCAGCTAGTATAGAACAACAAGAAGTTGCTAATGAAAAACTAAGAGCACAAGGTCAACAAAAAATGGAAATGCTTCAAATGAGTGAAGCACAAAGAATACAAGGTATACAAATATCAGAAGGACAGAGAATGCAAACTCAAATGGCAGCTGGAGAACAATTTGTAATGCAAACAGAGGAAAACAGAAGTAACGCAGATTTAGCTAGAGCAGCTGGACAACAACAACAAGCTATGGCAAATCAAGCTTCCGCTAACCAAGCAAAAGCTCAAGCATGGGGTGGTGCTATAACAGGTGCGATTGGTGTTGGGACAGCTATTGGTGGAGCTCAAGAAGGAACTTTATTTAACCCGTAAATAGAAAAAACAAAACATGAGCGCATATACTAATCCAACAATAATACAAGATCTATACGGTGCAAAAGCTTGGGCCGATGCATCTAGTCAAGTTTCAGCAGCTTTAGTATCCGGCTTTAACCAAGTGGTAGAAGCTAGAAATAAACAAGCTGATATAGTAGAAAAGAAAAAACAAATATATCAGAAATCATATATATCTGCAGAGCAAAAAGCCTTAGAAGCCTCAGAAGCTAACTTTATAAAGCTAGAAAACGAAGGCGCTGATAAAGGTTTTATAGAACAAGCTAGAGAACAAGTTGAATACGAAATGTATGGAGGCGTTTATGAATACAAGGGTTTTAAAAAAGACTATGGAATAGGTACCATAAAAATGGCTGCAGAAGTTAATTCAAATTTAGACTTAGATCCGGATAAAAGAAAAGAATACCAAAGAGCTATAGCACGTCAACAAAGAACTTTTAACAATTTTTCTAAAGAAGCTGCTATACCGCTATCTGATAAAGATGATTTTGAAAAAGCAATTAGCGGTGAAGAAGGTTATTACTTAGCTGGAACAGGAGCTGGACAATACACTAATTACTTAGTAGGTTCTAGCATATATAATAAACCTTTACCTAGCAACGTAGAGGTTACAAACAGATCTTTTGAAAGAATACAAAACTCAAAAAACGATCTTGAGTCAGTAATGAAGCTTTCTTTTAAAATAAAGGCTGGAACTCCTGAAGCAGCATCTTATAGTGATGAAAGTAAATATCCTGTAGTTGATGGTTACATACATGTTGATTGGAGTAGAAACTTATCTGACGGTAGTTGGAGTGGTGATATGGCCAGACAAAATATAATACCCAAGATAGACTACAACACACAGGCTAAAGAGTTTAATGTAGTAAAAAACGGACAGTTAAACAAACAGTACAAGCATAAATTAGCAGGAACAAAAACAAAGGGAGATACTTTAGATCAAGTTAAGTCTATGGAGTTTGTTAATATAGATGGAGCTTTAAGTTCTATGAAAAATTTATTTAACGCTAAGGCAGGTACAATAACAAAAATGCTACAAGGAAGTCCTACAGATCAGCAAGATGCTTATAATTATCTAGAGTCCTTAGGTAGAGCTGGTATAGATTATGCTGAGCAAATTAAATCTGGAAAATTCTCAGCAGAAGACGTTCAGCAAGAAATACTAGGCTACATTAACGATGATTTTTTAACTCATTTTAACTTAGGTCAAGAAAGAGATTCTTCTGGTAAATTTGTTAATCAAAAAGTTAACGGATTAGAACTTCAAAAAAGAATGATAACACAAGAGCAGATAGACGAGCTTAAAGAAGCTGGTGTTGATGTAAGTAATGTTAAACCAAATACAGAGCAGTATTTCTACATAGAAGAAAGTGACGTTGCTAAAGCTCAAAAGAACAATAATCCTAGTAGAACTAATGTTGGAGATGCTAACGAGAGAGAATTACGAAAAAGCAAAAAAGTTCTAGATGAAGGTGAGGATGCAGCAAAAGAATACTTTACAGTAGCAAGAACCTTAGGGGCTGGAACAGGTGGTAGAAAACTTGTTTATGATCCTGTGGCACAAAAGTTTCAAATAGAAAACAAAGACGGTGATCCAATAGGTGATGCAATGACTTTTGAACAAGCTAAAAAACTTTATCGTTAATTAAATATAATATAAGAAATGGCAATAGATCCTATTTACATACACCCAGTTTTAGGTGAATTAACACTTGCTGAAGTGCAAGACAACGCTAATTACGAGGAAATGTCTTTAGAAGAGTACGTAAGTGCTTTTAATTTAAAGATAAAAGAAAAAGAACCAGTAGGAACTGGAACCGTATTAAGGCCAACAGAGGGAAAGCCGATAGTTGCTGCAGGAGAGAATGTACCTGTAGTAACGGAAATAGACGAGACATTCGCTTTGGAATCTCAGTTGGAAGATATTTTATCGGAATACGAAAAAGTTGAACCAGGAGGTATATTTGGTGACAAATATAACGGTACTAGAGCAGGTAAAATGCTTCTTGACGAGAGATACTCTAACATAAGAAGCAAGCTTAAAAAAGCATATACTGGTTCTGAAATGGATATAAATAAACCTATGTCTATTATAGATAAGACAGAGGAAGAGGTTCAAGAATTTTTAATGAATGAATATCCAGGTGTTTTCATAGAACAAACAGGTGTTAGAAATGCATTAAACATAGTTTTACCTGGAACAGACAACCCAATAGAACTAGACTTACAACCTTTTACCTTAGACGGTAGAGATGAGGCTGTAGATGTTTTAAAAAAACTAGATAAAGCTTATAATAGTCAAACAGATGAAGATTTAATTATTAACACTGTTGGTCAACTAGCTGATGTGTTAAATGAAACAAAAGACGATAGAGCTATAAACAAAGCTTTAGAGTCTACAGGTTATAGTGTATCTATAAATCAACCTAGCGGTTCTAGAAAAGACGGAACATATCAACCTTATTCTTATAATGTTCTAAAAGATGGTGTTGTTGTTCAAGAAAAATTAGATGTAAATAAGTTAAGGTCTTTTATGAAAGAAGATCTAGGAGATGAAGGTTATGAATCTATAAAGAAAAGTAGTTACGAAGCAACTAGCACTTATTTAGAAAATAAAGCTAGAGAGATCGAAGCTGAAAAAAAAGTAATTAAGTCTAATAAATCTCTAGACTTAAAATATTTTAAAAATACGTATGCAGAAGATATAATAGCAAACGTAAACCAAGTTTTATCAGAAGGTTTTAGCGAGGAAGAGCAAGATCAAATAAGAGAGTACATGGAAAGCAACGCTATAGGCGAAATGGTTTATAATGCTAAGCTGGATAAAATGATTAAAGTACCTGGAAAGATAGACGACGATATCATAAGAATGAGAAACTGGCGTGGTTTACCTGAAAGTGTTGTGGATAAAATAGAGCAAGCTGGTGGTGAGGATTTTATTAAAAACATGTACGTCGCTGGTATTAAAGAGTTAAAAAATCAAGAGTTGCTTGATAGATCTTCTACTATAGCAGAAAGAATAATGGCTAACTCTGGTGATCAAAACTTAATTAAACTAGGTCAGGGTGTTGCTAAAATTGAAAAAGAAAAGTTTGATGAAAGAATAAAAGCTCAAGTTAAAGAGTTACCTAATATACAAAAAAAGTTTATTGATATACTAAGTGAAAAAGCTAATGAAATTTCAAAAAACTCACCAGAAGGAACTAAGATTAGCATAGAGTATACACCAAGTGGTGAAGCTATATTTTCAGTATCTAACGATAGAAACCTTAGTTCTGAAGAGGGTGAGAAACTAAAGCAAGCTCAGTCAGAAATGTACAAACTACAGAACGACTTTGTTAATCTTCAAATAGACTACTCAGCTACTGTGGAGAACATGCAGAGAGAGGTTTCAGAATTTTACGCGGCTAATCCTGCTGATGCTGATGTTTTTAGAAATTCAATGAAAGAGTACGGTATAGGTGGTTTGTTGGCTAAAGATGTTAATGATGCCTTTGCTGGAATACTATTAGCAGCACCTACTTTAGTTGACGCTGACTGGGCTATAGAAGCACAAAAAAGATTAAACTCTAAAAATGACTATTTTGAAAAAATGGGTAGTTATGATGATGGTAATTTTGGTACTTACTTTTTTAGAACACTAGGTCAGCAGTCCGCTAACATTACTTTAGCTATAGCTACTGGTGGGGTAGGTTCAGCAGCGGGTTTATCTTCTTCCATGACAGCTAACGCTATTGGTGGTTTATTTGGTTTGTCTTCAGGAACTCAAACTTATCGTGATTTAAAAACACAACAGCAAATAGTTGGAACAGCTGACAAGCAAGCTAAAATAGCTTTAAACGCTTACGAGAGTGGCATTATAGATTTATATACTTATACTAGCACTATGAGAGATATAAACAAAACAAAAGCCATGAGTGAAATAAGCGACGCTCAAATAGTAAATGCTTCATTAGCTAATGGTATAATTGAAGGTACTGTAACTAGGTTTTTAGGTACAGCTCCTAACACTATAAAACTTTTAAAAGATTTTAAATCTCCCACGTCTTTAACAAGCATAGCTGAAAATTTATACGCAGGTAATTATCAAAAAGTAGCAAGTCTAATAGGTAAGCCATTATTGACAAGAGGTGCTGGTGAGCTTGCTGAAGAAGAGTTAATATATGGTGGTCAACAGTTTATAACAGAGTATGGTATACTTGATAGAGAATTAGATCTTAGCGCTTGGGACGACACTGCTATGTCTACTATAATAACACTAGGTGTTTCGCAAAGCCCAGGTGTTGCTTATTCTGGTATGGTAAATTATAACGCTACTAAAAAGTTTGAGCAGAAAATAAACAAGCTTAGAATAAACAACAACGAGCTTAGCACTTTAATACAAGATTCTAAATTAGATGATAAACAAAAAAAGCTGCTAATATCTGATATGGCTTCAAATCTTCAAGAGCAAGGATTAGAACTAGACAGGTTAGGTGTAGATATTCTTGGTCGTGATGTTAATGATATAAAAAGATTAATAGGTACTGAGTTAATAAAGTCACAGCTTTTATCGCAAGCAGGTGTTATGCCTGGTATGTCTGACGTTGACAAAGCTGAGGTTGTAAATTCATATAAAGAGTCTTTAACCAAAGAAGAAGCTAAAGTATTTGAAACTCAATTAAACGTATTAGATAAGCAGGTTAACAATATAAAAGAAAAACCAACTAGTACTAAAAAAGCCAAAGAAAGTTTAGGTGATCTATGGACTAACAACAACAAGTATTTAAAAAAGGTAAACAAAGATAATTATAACTCTAAATCTATCGAAGATCAAATAGTAGCTGTTATAAATCATGTAAGAGAGAGCGTTAGCAGAGAAAGTAAAAAAGCAGCAAAAGCAAATCCTGAGATTGTAGAGATTGTTGAAAACGAAACTATAAACGATAAGCCTTTAAATAATAAACAAAAAGAATCTAGATATAAAGAGCTTGGAGATCAAATGGCTTTAGACAGATCAAGAGCTATTTCCGTGGCTGAAGGTGTAAGCGCTAAAGCTAGTGATATATTTGCAGATGTAAAAAGTGTAAACATAATTGAATACACTACAGAGGAAGAGTTAAAGAAAGCACTTGAGGACCAAGGAGTAGATGTTAATTCTAAAGAATATAAAGACGCTGTTTCTAAATTTAATAATGGCGAGACTTACGGTGCTGTGATGGGTAATACTATAATAACCCAAGACAAAGATCAAGCAAAGAAAGATTTAGATAAAGGGCAAATTAAAGCCGGAACAGTTATATTGCATGAATTTTCTCATATAGTTGATGACGCTCGTATAAAGCCTGAAAACAGAAAGCTATATGCTGAAAACTTAGCTGCTGCTGCCGCTAAAACAAATAACAAAGCTATACAAGCTGTAGATAAAAGTGTTAGAAGCATGCTTGATAATTTATACGCTAATGAAAATTTAACGTTTGAAAATAGTGAGAAGTATAGAGATGAGTATACTAAGTATATGCAAGAGTATTTGTATGCTTATGAAGATGAGGTACAGATAGAACAAGAAGATAGTTTTATGACTAGGGTTTTTAACAACACTAATCCTAACAAGCTTAATACTCCTGAGAAAGCCTTAAGTTATTTAGCCGCTAACAATGCTGCGTTTAGAGCTGGTAAGGTAAGTAAAAAAACAAAAAAAGCTTTACAAGAATTTGAAGGTAAAGACACTAAGTTTTCAGATAAATCTACAGTAAACAAGTTAGCTGTTGAATATAAAAATGATCCTAGTTCATTTAACACGGGTGATAAATATTTTGACTTTTTTACTCAATATCAATCAGTAGCTTTAGATGCTATGGGTTATAACGTTTCTAAAGGTGATATATTAGCTAATGAAGCATCTCAGTTTGTAGCTACAGAGTTTGAAAGCGTTATAAAAAACTATAAACCTGTAGACAAAGACGGTAATAAACAAGCTTTTACTACATACGTATTTAACGTATTTAAAGCAGGTAGAGCAAATAAGTTTTACAAACAAGAGTTTGCACCTAAAGATTTTAAACAAACTAGAATAGGTGTAGGATTTGATATAGCATCACAAGATTCTAACGAAACACTAGAAGAAAGAGAAGCTAGAGAAGCTAAAGAAACAGTATCTAAAATAGATCCTAGAAAGTTTAAAATTGTAAGTCCAGATATTAAGAAAATTGAAAACCTTGTTAACATATCTCAAAGTGACTTAGCGCCTTTCAATGCTGATTTTAAATCTATAAGTAGTAAGTTTGGAACTAAAATTGCTTCTTCTATTTATAACATATCAGAGGGTAAGCTTGACAAAAACGCAAACCTAACGTATGCTAAAAAAATAACAAATGGTATACCTGAAAACTCTGAAGCAGGTAGAATACAAGATGATTTTAGAAACGATCAAGAAGTTAGAAAATTTATAAAATTACTACCTCCTACAAATGTAACTTCAAAAGAATCTGAAGTTGGGTCTAGAGGAGAAAAAATTCCTGTGTCTAAAGATATTCAGGGTAGATCTATAGGTTTAAAAGGTAGAGTATTAAATTATTTTTACGCTGATAAAACAGGTGAGCGATCATCTGGATTAAGCAGTCAACCTTTTATAAGAAAATTAAAGCCTGAGTTTACGGGTAGTATTTCTACTCAAACTATTAAAGATCTTCAAGATGCTATGGGTATTACGCCTGCTGGAGAATTAAATAGATATGATAGAAATATAGGTACCTTTCTAGGTGGTATAGCTAAACTAAAAGGTTCTATAATTGCTAACACTATAGCCAGAGACAAAGCTTCTAAGTTAGATCAAAAATCTTCTAGATCACCTAAACAAATACAAGCAGACATAGGCGCTGGTAGATCTGATATTCAGTTTAGTGAAAAAGTAAAAGGCATATTAGCTAACCCAGTATTTAAGTTAGAAACAAGAGGTGTTGACGGTTTACTTAAAGCATACGGTATAGATGGAACTTTTAAATTTAAAACAAGAGAAGACGTAGATAAGTATGTAGCCGAAGTTAAAAAGAATTTACTACCTTTGATGCCTAGGGATTTTTGGTTTGGTAAACCAAATAAAAAAGGAAACTACGGGACTGTGTTTACACCGACATCTAAAGTGCTAGGTACAACTGACGTTGCTAAATCTCTTTACAAAGAATATTATGTGGATCAAATGAAAAAGCTTGCCACAGATCCTAATCAGAAATATGGTGCACCTGTAAAAGGCGTTAGTGATTTTTCAATATCTGGTTATGATACGCTTTTTAAGACAAAAGAAATTATAAAAGCAAAAGTTAAATCAGGAGACATAGCTGCTTTTAATAAAAAAGTAGGTAAAATACACCAAGCTATGTGGTATAGATTTAATAAAGCTATACAGTCAAATAAGGAAAATGCTAAAGTAATAGGTAATTATCTAAAAATAACAGGTAGTGATACTGGACATTGGCACAAACTTGGAGCTCAGTTTGTTGGTTACTCTAACAAAATTACAGGTAGTAGGTTTGAATACGAGCATGCTATGCCTGCCACGTCTGCTTACTTATATTTGCTAGATGTTTCATTATCTAAAAGTGCTTTTGAAAGTGCTTATGATTTTGTTATAGATAACTACAAGTTAATATCATTAGATAAAGCTATGGATAAAAAGCTTATAGCTGTAGGTCTTCGTAGTGAAATGCCAATTGGTTGGAACTTGTTAAACAACAAATGGTACGATAGATATTTTAGCGAACTAGTAGCTACTGTTGATGGAGGTATAGATCCAAGAGGATTAATAAGCATTGATGGTACTAACTTTCAAGATAAATATAGTATAAATGCAGATGGTAGTCCTTACATTAGAGGCACGTTTAAACCAGAAGCTAAATCACAAGTTAGAAAAGATAACATAGCCGACAAAGCTATGAAAAACGCTAGAAGTCCTAAGTACTCTGAGAAAATTAAAAAAGCTAGAGTGTTTGATTTTGATGATACATTAGCTCAAACAAAAAGTAACGTTTTATATACTATGCCTGATGGAACTACTGGTAAAATAGATGCTGGTACGTTTGCTAAAGATGCAGGTAAAATGGAAGCAGAAGGAGCTGTGTGGGATTTTTCTGAGTTTAGCAAAGTAATGAATGGTAAAAAAGGACCACTGTTTGATGTAGCAAAAAAGATACAAGATGCTAGGGGATCTGAAGATATATTTGTATTAACAGCTAGACCGCAAGACGCAGCTGGCCCTATTAAAGAGTTTTTAGGAAGCTTAGGTTTAAATATACCTTTAAAAAATATAACTGGACTAGCAGATGGTAGGCCTCAAGCAAAAGCAGATTGGATGCTAGGTAAGTTTGCTGAAGGTTATAATGACTTTTACTTTACAGATGATCATTTAGGTAACGTTAAAGCTGTCAAAGATGTGTTAAGTGTTTTAGATGTTAAATCTAAAGTACAACAAGCTAGAATAAAGTTTAGCGAAAAGCTTAGTGATGAGTTTAACTCTATGATAGAAAGAAATAAAGGTATTGCTGCTAAAGCTACTTTTTCAGATGCATTAGCTAGAAGAAGAGGTCAAAAACAAAAAAGGTTTTCATTCTTTATACCACCCTCAGCCGACGACTTTAGAGGTTTAACAATGTATACTTTCGCTGGTAAAGGAAAACAAGGTGAAGCTGATCAAGAGTTTTTTGACAAAGCATTAATAAAACCTTATATGAGAGGTGTTGGAGCTGTTGAGCAAGCTAAGCAAAGAATAACAAACGATTACAGAGCATTAATAAAAAAGTATCCAGAAGTAAAAAAGAAGTTAAGAAAAAAGTTTGAAGGAACAAAATATACGACAGACGAAGCCATAAGAATATTTTTATGGGATAGAGCTGGTTTTACTATACCAGGTTTAAGTAAAACAGATCAAGCTAAAGTTGTAGACTTAGTATCTAAAAATGATTCTTTAATACAGTTTGCTGATGGAGTTGAGCTAATAACTAGATTAGATAGTTTTGTTGAGCCAAATGATTTTTGGGATGCAAGCACTATAATAGGTGATTTAAGTAGAGTTGGTAGAGATATTAATAGAAAAGAATATTTAAGCGAGTTTATAGAAAATGTAGATATAATATTTTCACCAAAAAACCTAAACAAAGTACAAGCAGTATACGGGTTTAGAGTTAGAGAAGCTATAGAAGATTCTATACGTAGAATGAAAAGTGGTAATAACAAAACTAGCGGAGGCGGTAGGCTTGTTGAATCATGGAACAATTGGGTTAACAATTCTGTTGGTGCTATAATGTTTTTCAATAGAAGATCCGCACTATTACAACTTATGTCATCTGCTAACTTTATAAACTGGTCAGACAACAACCCCGCACAAGCAGCTTTAGCTTTAGCAAATCAACCTCAGTATTGGAAAGATGTTATAAGATTGTTTAACTCAGACAAACTAAAACAAAGAAGATCTGGGTTAGAGGGTGACATACAAGAAGCTGAAATCGCTCAAGCGTCTAGAAAAGGAGGAATGACAGGTGTTATATCTTATTTACTTAAAATAGGTTTTACACCAACACAAATAGCAGATAGTATAGCTATATCTACGGGTGGCGCTACTTTTTATAGAAATAGAATTAATACTTATAAAAAGCAAGGTTTTGAAGCAAGTGAAGCAGAGGCGAAAGCTTTTGAAGACTTTAGTGCTATATCAGACGAAACACAACAGTCTGCAGATCCAATGCTTATATCAGGTCAACAATCTAGTGTTTTAGGTAGATTAGTTTTAGCTTTTCAAAATACACCTATGCAGTATACTAGGTTGATTAAAAAAGCTGGTCAAGATCTTATAAACGGAAGAGGCAGTAAAAAACAAAATATATCTAAAATATTATACTACGGAGCTATACAAAACTTTATATTTAACGCATTACAAAACGCGTTGTTTGCTTTAGTACCAGGATTTGATGATGAAGACGAAGATTTTGCAACAGATAAAGAAAAAGAAAAATACGACGAAAAGAAAATTAGAGGTGAGGAAAATAAAATAGCTAGAATTTCAAATGGTATGGTTGATTCAATTGTTCGTGGATCTGGTTTAGCAGGTGCTGTAGCTGTTACTGTTAAAAATACTATAAGAGAGTTTATTGAGTACCAAGAAAAACCTCAGTTTTCTAGGGAAAATGCAGATATAATATTAGCAGCTCTTCAAATATCACCACCTATAGGTTCTAAAGCTAGAAAAATAAACTCGGCATTACAAACTTTGCAATATGAAAAAGACGTAATAAATGAAAGAGGTTTTGATGTTACAATAGATGGTAAGTTTCAACTTAGCCCTACATATAACATGATAGGTTCATTATCAGCTGCAACACTTAATTTACCTTTAGATAGAGCTGTAGATGAAGTTAATTCTATAACAGAAGCTTTAGATACTAGAAACACACAGTGGCAAAGAATAGCTCTTGCTTTAGGTTGGAGATCATGGGATACAGGTGTTAAAATTGAAGAGCATGATTTAATAAAGACAAAAGCTAAAGCTGCTAGAAAAGAAGCTGGTAAAGAAAAAGCTAAAGAAACTAGAAAAATAAACAAGCAGAAGTCAAAAGAATACAAAGCTTATAGAAGAAAAATTTTATACATGCTACCTGTTGAAGTGAGAGAGGAACTTTATAGAAAAGAAAAAGAATCTGGTATAAAAACACCTGCGTTTAAGTTACAAAAATTAGAAGAAAAATACAACGATCTAAAATGAGAACAATAAACAAAATAATAGTACATTGCTCTGCTACGCAAGAAGGTAGAAACTTGGATGCGGCTGAAATAAATCAGTGGCATTTAAAAAGAGGTTGGAAAGGGATAGGATATCACTACGTAGTTTTACTAGATGGGACTATAGAATATGGTCGCAACATATATGAGCAAGGTGCTCACGTTAAAAATCATAACAAAGGATCAATAGGAATTTGTTATATTGGAGGTGTTGAATCAGAACGTGGATCTAATGGCAAATGGATTGCTAAGGATACTAGAACATCAGAACAAAAAGAAAGCTTATTATTATTGCTTAAAACATTAAAGAAAATGCATCCACTTGCTACTATACATGGCCACAATGAGTTTGCTGCGAAAAGTTGCCCGTGCTTTGATGCTTATAAAGAATATTGTAACATATAAAAACTAAAAAAATGATAGATAGAATAATAGGAGGACCTGCTAAAAAGAAAACAACTTGCTGGAAAGGTTACAGCAATATTGTTAACGGAAAGCCACAGTTTAAAAAGAAAGGTGGTAAAATGGTTCCTGATTGCAAACCTACTAAAAAGAAAAAATAATGGCTACAGACAAGAAAACATTAGCTTGTAACAAACCAAGAAGAACGCCAAGTCATAAAACTAAGTCACACATAGTTAAAGCATGTGAGAACGGTAGAGAAAAGATAATTAGATTTGGTCAGCAAGGAGTGAGTACAGCTGGTAAAAAAACAGATTCTAAATCAAAAGCTAGAAGAGCTAGTTTTAAGGCTCGTCACGGAAAAAACATAGCTAAAGGTAAAATGAGCGCAGCTTACTGGGCTAATAAAGTTAAATGGTAATGAGAGACAAGCTAAGAAATATTACGCCCTTTCACTTTGGGCCAGCACAAACACCTCAAGATGATTATAAGTTTGCTACAGAAGATCCAAAAAATCCGCCTGCTACTATAAGTATGCCTACTCCAGACGATGGTGTTTTCCAACAAATTGGAACCTTGTTTAGTAATCCATTTGATGGTGTAAAAGCTTTAGTTAACCAGACAAGAGGAGGTATACGTGAATCACTTGGTATGAGAGACGAGGGAGATAGAGATGGAGTTTATGGTAGCCTTTCCAATTTAAGAAGAGCAAAAGCATCCAATAGCGAAGATGTTAAAAAAGCGTTATCAAGGAGCTCAGCTTTTAATACAGCATCTCAATTAGCCGCTTTAACCAGTGGAGCTGTATTAACGGCATCAACAGTTAACGACCTTGCACAAGGAGATCCTAAAGCAGCTTTATTAAAGAAAGCTAAAGTAGTTAAACCTATTTACAACGCTATTAAAAAAACTGGTCTAGATCCAAGCAAATCATTATTAAGCTTGTATTATGGTTATAAAGGATTAAAAACAGGTAATAATATATATAAACAAAATAAATAAAACAATGAAAAAGCTAATAGATAAATTACAACATTTATGGAACAAGTTATTATATAAGTTAATGTTTAAAAAATATAGATAATGGATTTTCAGCAGATAAAATTATACGTTATAAACGCCTCTACTCTTGGGGTTACTACCTTCACAACATTAGAGATGGGTTTAAAAATATTACTATTAGTAGTTACTATAGGTTATACTGTAGATAAGTGGTTAAAACTTAGAAAAGAAAGGAACAAAAAAAAATAGGCGTACCATACCTAAAGTTCCTGTAACCAGAAAGGGCCCTCATTACGAGAGCCCTTTTTTGATATGTATAGATTATTAAATTTTTTATACACATTAGTTATTGTATGTATAAAAAAGTCATAACTTTTAGCCTTTAGCCATCACAAGCCAAACAGTCTTCACTCATTGCTTGTTGAGCTATATCTCCACGTAAAACAGATTCTGTTCTAGTATAATATAAAGTTTTAACACCTTTTTTCCAAGCTTCAAAATGCACTTTATTAAGCCATTTAGGGG